GGTTGAGCTTCTTGAGCGTCCGGCCCTTCAGGGTATGCCGGCACTTATTGCAACGTTATTTCTTTTCTTCATACCGGCGCGCCGCACTTGCAGGATAATACCTCACTTTTTCGCAGTTGAAGCATGACAGCTTCACCCAGTTGTCCGAGATTCCTTCCCTCATTTCTCGCGCGCCTTCTCCGCAATCCTGCAGAACCCGTCCCGCAAAATCACCTCGTCGGCGTCCTGCAATTCGTGCAGCGCCTGCACTGTATCGACTCTATGGGCGCCGACTTCCATCGCGATTTCCGTCAGGGTCAGCGCGTTGGCCTGCCGGAGCAGGCGCTTGATGCGGTCGTGGAGGGTCATGCCATCATCCATGATACGGGCCCCATTCGCTCAGAGGATCGGGTGGCACGGGCTTGCGCGGCCTTGGGCGCGCCGCCGGGGGGGCGATGGTTCCCTGCAACCCGTACGGCGCCTCGTAGGTTGCCCCTTTAAGGCCGGCGGCGACCGCCCGGCGCATGAGGCGCGACAGCGCGCCAGCGCCGGTGGCGCCCTCCTCGCAAAGCTGGCAGGGCTGGCCATCCTGCTCATAGTCCGCGATCGCCTCTGCCCGATTGCCGAGCAACCTTATCGAAATGGATACGTGCATTTCAGATCCCCTCCATCCTCGCCTTTATCGCCTTGATGATCGCTTCAATTTCCGGAACCCGCTCCGGCTTGGTCGCCGGGTCCGAAAGCCGACGGCGCATGTAGGCGAGGCACTCGGCCAGCGGCTCGCGGTGGAATTGCGAAAGCTTCTTTCCGTCTTGGCTCAGCGCGAACCAAGCGACATCCGAGCCAATCTTCAATTGGAAGTCGCCGCATTTCAGAACGACAGGCTCCATCACGACCCCGCAAATCTAAAGAGACGGATCACGCCGGTTTTCTGTTCCGGCACGGTAAGCTCCGGCACCTCGGCGACAATGCCGGGCGGCAGGGCGTCGATGACGATCCTGTCCGGGCAGGCCGGCACGCATCTGGCGTTCGGTGTGTGGTATTCCGTGACGACGATCATGCCCTCGGGAATGACTATTTCGTGACGCTCCACAATTCCGCCGTTTGCGCCGACCCGGTTTATTAACACTACCTCGGCGACGTGATTCTCGCCGTGGACCTCGCGCAGCTCCACGTCGGCGGTGGCGGGGGTGGCGATTAGAAAGGCGGTGAGAGTGAGGCGGATCATGCGTTTGACTTGTCAATCAGTGCTGCAAGGGTTGAAGCGCGATCTTCACGCTCCATCACATCAGCGGACGCTCGAAGAATCTTCGCCACGTCTTGCGGATCGACGCATTCAATAGTGATGCCCGGCGGCTCCTTTTCAGCCCGTTCGGCATTTTGGCGGAGCGCAGCAGCAATGCGAGCGCGTTCAGCCCGACAGATATCTTCGTACGGGCGTGTCAGCCGCTCATTATCCGCCTTGAGCGCGTCCCGCTCGGCAAGGGCGGCGGCAAGGGTGTCGCGGAGAGCGGGTACAAGGCTGCGGCTAGCGGCAATGAAATCCCAATCCCTCAAATTTTCGGGAACCCAGGGGTAGAATTCCGTGTTGCACATTTGGCATTTTTGCCATTTATCGTTGAAGCCCTCCATTATTAGGCATGTATCGCCGACCTCCCATGCCAGTGTTTCTCCGGTTTCGTGCTCAACAGTCCAAGGCCCCTCGGTCACCCCTTCCAGCGCCGCATCCGCCTGTGCGATCAGGTCATTCGGGTCAGTCGTCATCGTTATACCCTTTCAGGCTTTCGTGTGCTGTCAGCATCCGAGCCAAGTCACCGGACGCGAGCGCGTTCACAGCTTCCTCAATCTCGGCCTGCATAATGTTGATGCTGAATTGCATGCCTGACACCATCGCGTGGTCGCGCATGAAGCTCTGCCAGCGCTCTTTCTTCGCCGAGACGCGGGCGATCTCCTGCGGCAAGGCTTCCGCGAGTGAAACAGGTTTGTCGGTCATTTCTGCCTCCCAACGACCCACAACGCCGCTAGGGCCGAAAAGGTGATCCACAAACCCGGCGGCAGCGGCACCGGCGCGACGTAGGGCTCACAATCCCGCGGCCCGGACACGCAGCCGGCGTGCTCGTTGGGCCAGTGGTGCGGCGCGGCGTCCTCGGGGCGCAGGTGGGTGTTGACCGGCACCAGCCGCACGCCGGGGTCAGGCACCACGATAGGGTCGGACAGGTCGCCCAGGTAGCTGGCGGGGCGGGCCGTCATCAGGTCGTTGGCCACCCAGCCCCAGACAACGCCGGCGGCGAAGGTGACCCCTATAACGAGCCTAAGAATCACGCCGGTATCTCCCACGCGCCCATGCGGATCGCCGCCTCGGCCATGCCGCGCTCGGCGATGGACAGGAACGGCCACCACTCCGGCCGGCCAGGAATGCCGTCCTTGAGGTATCCGGTGTTGGTGCAGTGCGCGTGCGTGGCCTTGGCGTGCCAGCACGCTTGCTCCAGGTGCTCAATCGCCGCGGTTATCAGGCACTCGCGCGGGTCCATCAGAAGATGGCACCCGGCCCGACTATGCAGTTGCCGCGCAGGTATGCGCCGCGCACCTGTCCTTCGGGCTCGCCGCTTTCGGCCACGTCGGCCGTCCGGGTGCGGTTGCGGAGGCCGATGACGGAATTGCGCGAAACGCCGTGGCGTTCCGCCAGCGCCGCGTCGCCCAGTCCCTCCACGGCGCAGGCGCGCAGGATGCGCAGCTCGCGTTCGTCGTCAGCTCGGGTCCTAGGTCGATGTCCCATCAGGCGCCCTCCATCCTGAGCTCCGCCGCGCGCAGCGCTGCCTCCTCCGCCCGGCTCAAATGCACGCCGGCGAGCGACAGCCGGGCCTTGAGCGCAAGCAGAGCCGCGTGGCTGTCGCAGCGGTCGAGGTCGGAGAGCAGCGCGGCGGCGGGTCGGGTTTCCGTGACTCGCGCACCGGCGGCGGTCTTGGCAGCCTGCGACGCAGCGGGCGGCAGACCTGCGAGAGGCATCCGGGCAGTCATCGCGTGGCCTCGTGGTCGGAGGCGGGTTGCGGAGGGACTTTCCAGTTGAAGGCGTCTTCGGGACACTCAGCCCCGTTCGCGCTGCACATATCCCTGATGGCCGGATACCAGCTCGCCGGGAACTTCGTTCGGCGGACACTTATGCTCACGGCATCGGGGCTGACATTCAGCGTGTCGGCTATGGCGTTGCGCCCGAGCGCGTCAGCTATGTGGCGAGCTTTGTTCATGGCCCGACTATCCGACAATATGTCGGGCAGGTCAAGCCGCCAACTTGGCGCTTGGCCCTCTAGCGCGAGGCCGTCAGAATTCACGTAGAGCTAGGGTGGGGTTGAGATGAGCAAGAGGTTGGCGGACATAGGCGCGCGGGTGCGTTCGGTCCGGCTTGCCTTTGCGCCAGACCTGACGCAGGCAGAGTTCGCCGCACGCCACGGCTTCAACGAAGACCAATATGGCAGTTGGGAGCGTGGCGCGCGGCGAATCACCGTTGAAGCTGCGGAGCAGCTTTGCGACGCTTACGGCCTGTCCCTTGACTGGATATATCGGGGCAGGAGAGACGGGTTGGCGGAAACCGCCTCGAAGATCGTCTGATCGGCTCTGCCGATAGCCTTCAGGACATCATCCAGGCTGTAGCCCGTCGCCTCGGCGATGCGGATCATGTCGTCTAAGCGCTCGTCTGCAATGCTCATGGTCACCTCGCATTATCTGTGCCTCGCAGTAGGCGGTGCCAGTTTGGCACAAATCTAACCGACTGCATGTCGGCTGGCGAGCGTGGTTAATCCAACAATTTGTCGGATACCCCTTGCGCCGCCGACAAATTGTCGGCATAGTCTTCCTCAGACGCACCGGCCCCAGGGCCAGCAAGGGAGACACGGATGAACCTTCAAACCCCTGCCGACGCTCGCGCCGAGCGCGTGGACAAGTTCAGCGCCGCTCTCGACGCGGCTCACCAGTTCCTCAACGCTGAGACACGCAAGCTCGACAGCCACGGATGGTATCGCCGTGAAGTGAAGGTCCGCCTGCTGCTCCGCCTGCTGGAAGAGACCGAAGGCGACAGTAACCTCGGCAACCTGGTCACGGCTCTTCGGCAGATGGACGAGTTCGCCTGTAATCCGAACGATACGGAGCAGGACCGCGAGGATGCTTGGAACGCCGCAGACTGGGCGCACGAGTGCCTGACCAAGATCGTGAACGAGGATGTGCCGCACTACTAAACCCCGCCCGCGCGCGCCAATCCTCCCGGTGCGCGACCCTTTGTTTCGGGTGAGGGCGGGCAACTGGCCGGGGGCGGTGGCCTCCTTCGCTGCCCCCGGCCTTTTCAAGGATGGAGACTGAAATGGGCGAATACATCGGCTACCACTTCACGGGCGACACCCTGCACGATGGCTCGCCCATCCCGGCTATCGGCGAGACCCTGACCTTCAAGGGCGACATTGAGATGTTCCGCTCCGGTTTCCACTGGAGCGAACACCCCTTTGACGCACTCATATACGCCCCGGGCCCACAGCTGCACCGCGTCTCGTGTAGCGAGCCCGTCGAAAGCCGCCCCGACAGGCACGTCAGCCGCGAACGCACGATCCTCGCGACCATTGACGCCGATGCGCTGTGCCGGCGCTTCGCCGCCGATAAGGCTCTGTCGGTCGCTCACTTGTGGGACGCGCCCGATATCGTGCGCGAGTATCTGATCGATCTCGAACCGAAAAAGCGGGCCTCCGCGGCGGCCGCTGCGTGGAGCGCCACGGAGGCTGCCGCGGAGGCTGCCGCGGAGGCTGCCGCGTGGTCCGCCGCGGAGGCTGCCGCGGAGGCTGCCGCGTGGTCCGCCGCGTGGTCCGCCGCGAGGGCCGCCGCGGAGGCTGCCGCGGAGGCTGCCGCGTGGTCCGCCGCGTGGTCCGCCGCGAGGGCCGCCGCGAGGGCCGCCGCGTGGTCCGCCGCGGGGGCCGCCGCGAGGGCCGCCGCGTGGTCCGCCGCGGGGGCCGCCGCGGGGGCCGCCGCGTGGTCCGCCGCGGGGAGATCTGCGAGACAAGAATTTTCTCAGCGCGTTGAACGTGCGTTTTCTATGGGGAGTCCCAATGCAACTCCCTGAGACTGACGGCGTCCACTACCTAAGCGGGATCGTTACCGGCGCCAGTAGCACTCCTGCCGCCCGGTTCGCCGCTGCGGAATGGCTGGCGGCGCGATCTCCCAGCGAGGCCCACGCCAGAATGTGGCGGCGCGTTGCCGCTGAATGTCACGACCAGCACGAAACCAGGAGGATTCAGTGACCCACCCTCGCCACTGCTACGAGATTGCGGACCTGCTCGGCGAGCGGGACAGGAGCCGCGGGAAATGAGCATCACCGAGCCGGGCGTCTACGACATGAGCCCCGAGGAATACCACGCCGACCCGGTGGCCGAGCGGTCCCTGTCCTCAACGGTCGGCCGTTGGTTGCTGCAACACACGCCGATGCACGCGCGTCACTGGATCGATAACCCGGTCGAGAAATCCACGTTCGACGTGGGCCGCGCCGCGCATCGCGTCGTGTTGGGCAAGGGGCAGCCCTTCGCCGTCTACCCGCCCGATGTTTTGTCATCCAACGGCGCCGTCTCCACGAAGGCTGCGAAGGCGTGGGAGGCTGAGCAGCGCGCCGCAGGCGTCACGCCGATCAAGGCGGAGACGGAAGAGGCGATCTACAACATGGCCGCGGCCGTCGAGGCGCACCTAGAAGCGTGCGGCCTCGCGTTGGAGCCGCAACACAGCGAGCGCGTTGCCATCGGCCAGTGCGACGGCGTGTGGATCCGGGCCATGATCGACAACGCGCCGGCCGATGCGCCTGTCATCTACGACCTCAAGACGACGACCGACGCCTCGCCGGAGGCGTGCGTGCGCGCCGTGGCGAACTACGGCTACGACGTGCAGGCCGCCCACTACCTAGATGCTTGGGAAGCCGCGACGGGCGAGCGCCGCGCGTTCCGGTTCGTGTGCGTGGAGAAGGAGCCGCCGCACGGGTGCAGCGTCGTGGAGCTATACGATGACCCGGACGATCCCGCCGACTGGATGCTCGACGCGCGGTCCAAGGCGGCCGAAGCGCGGCGCATCTGGAAGCGCTGCCTCGCCACCGGCGAATGGCCCGGCTACCCGGCCGGCGTGGCCGTTATTGGCGCACCCACGTGGCACCGCGCCAAGTGGGAGGCGCGCGAGCTGACCCCCGACACCGACGATAAGCCCAGCGCCGCCGCCCTGCGCGCGGCCTACGAGGCGCAAGCCCCGATGGAGGATGTATGACCGAGAACGCCGGCACGACCACCAACGGCCGAGCCGCCAGTCCTGTCGCCGAAATTCGGCACGGGTTGGAGCGGATGCGGCCCGAGATCCAGAAGGTACTGCCGGAGCACGTCACGTCCGAGAAGTTCGAGCGGACCACGCTCACGGCGATCCAGCGCAACCCTGACCTGCTGAACGCGGAGCGCCGGTCGCTGTTCGGCGCGTGCCTTGATGCCGCGACCGATGGCTTAATGCCGGACGGCCGCGAGGGCGCCATCGTGACCTTCAAGGGCAAGGCGCAGTGGATGCCGATGGTCGCCGGCATTCTCAAGAAGGTGCGCCAGTCCGGCGAGATCAAGTCGCTGTCCGCGCACGTCGTCCACGAGAACGACGAGTTTGACTACATGCTCGGCGACGACGAGAAGATCTACCACAAGCCAGCGATGACGGATCGCGGCAAGATCGTCGCCGCCTACGCGATCGCCGAGCTTCGTGACGGCTTTCGAGTTCGAGAGGTGATGACCGTCGAGGATATCGAGCGCGTCCGCAAGGTGGGTCGCTCAGGCAACTCCGGGCCGTGGTCGCAGTGGTATGGCGAGATGGCGCGCAAGACCGTCATCCGGCGCTTGTCCAAGCGGTTGCCAATGAGCACCGACCTAGAGGTGATCTACCGCGAGGATCAGGAAGCCGCGGAGACGCAGCTCATCGAGCGCAACCCGCCGGCGGAGCACAAAGCCCCCCGCCGCGGCGGCGTGGTCTACAAGCAGGCCACGCCCGCACAGGCGCCTGGGCCAGAGCGCGACGAGATCCACGAAGGCCAGCCGCAGGGCGACGACGACTGGCAGCCGCCCACGGCCGAGGAAATGGCCGAGGCCGAGGCGCGCGCCCGCGAGGCGGCCGAAGCCGCCGCCCAAGACGACGAGGCGTCCGCCGAGCGCGAGATCGCCGAGAAGGGCCTGTTCAAGACGAACGGCTGACGACCACCACCAAAGCCAGAAAGGAGATCCCCATGGCTAAAGACGAAACGACAGCGACCGAAGAGCCGGCGAAGGCGAAAGCGCGCCCGGGCCGCAAGCCGAGCACCGAAACGCCCGACCTGCCACCGATGGAGCCGGACCAGCCGCACTACATCGCGGTTGACCAGACGACGAAGGTGCGCACCGTGAAGTGGTTCCGCAGCGCGAAAGAACGGGACGCCTACGCCGCCGAACGCGCGCAGGCGACGCAGCGGACGGTGTTCGTGTTTGGCCCGCAGGAAGGCGTGGTCTATCCCGAGCCGCCCAAGCCGCCGGCCGCGAAGTTCACGCAGTTCCATCAGACCAAGGAGGCGACGGGCGATGCCTGAGTTCACCGTTACCGTCCGCTTCACCATGGAGCACAAGTTCACGGGCTGGAAAGCCCGTGACGAGGCTCACGCCGAGGAGCGGTGCCAGGAGATGGTCGAGAAATGGGACGGCGTGATTGAAGCCGAAGTCACGGAGGTTGAGGAGGAATGAGCGACGACCTCGCGTGCTCACTGGTCGCCGCCGGCGCGGCGCGCGACTGGCCGCGCTACTCGGGCAGGGCTTATCGGGAGTGCGCGCGATGATCGGCTTCGTCACCGGACTCGGGCGCTGCGGGACCACCATGGTCATGCAGATGCTCGACGCGGGCGGAGTTCCTGTCGCCGGCCCGCCGCCGTCCTACGAGGACCGTCACCTGCGGCCGGCCTACACCGACGTGCAGTGGCTTTACCGGCGGGAGGGCCACGTTTTGAAGTGGACCGACCCGACTGCAACCTTCGTGCCGGCCGTCCATCATGGCCCCATCGTCTGGATGGACCGCGACCCCGAGCAGCAGGCGCGCAGCCAGCTCAAGCTGCTGTCCCTCGGCGGGCACGGCCCCGGTTTCTCGCGGCGGGAACGGCGGGCCTGGGTGGCGTCCGTCCGGGCGGATCGGACTAGAGGCCTCGCCATGGCCCGCCGCCGGGGCGACGTGAAGATCCTGCGATTCGAGGATGTGCTGCGCGACCCCGCCGGCGCGGCTGATGCGCTGGCGCGGGCGTTCGATGCGTTCGGGCATCTTGATGTGCACCGCGCCGCGGCGATGGTGGAAAGCCGCACTCCGGACTGCGCGCCCGACCTGCGGAAGGAGGAAACCGGCTGATGCGCGCTGCGACCCTCACCTTCACGGCGCTTCGCCGCGAGAGTAAGAGCGTGCTGCTGAAGTGGTGGTGGGAAATCTGCGGCGACGGATTGAGAGACCCGCCCGGCACCAAGGCCAAGCTGATCGCCGACATCGAGGCCGCGCAGTGCAGTGATCTGGAGGAGCGCTACGCGGCCCGCGCCCGGCGCGAACGACAAGTCTGGTGCACGATTACGGCAGCGGAGGTGAACGCGTGGCTGGCCACATTACCGCCGCCGGAGCCTGATCTCCCGTGACCTCCCTGCGCCCTCTCGCCGTGCGAGACTGCACCGCCGCGAAGCTGCTCGACATGTCGGTCGAGCGCTTCCGGCGGCTGGTCGCGGAGGGGGCGCTGCCGCCGCCGGCCCGGATCGGGCCGGATGAACGCTGGCGCGTCGACGAGCTCGACGCCATTCTGCGCGGCGACGCCGCCAGGCCACGCGACGAGTTCGAGCTGTGAGACGACCCCCGAAACCGCGCATCCGGAAGCCGCACCTGCAATGGCGGTGGGTGCGCGGCGCGTGGGTGCCCTACCACCGGGTGACGTGGACGGAAGGCGGACGGCGCCGGGCGCGCGAGATCAAGCTCGACTGGAAGGGTGACCCGCAGGAGCTCGACCGGCTCTACTGGCGCGCCCAGAGCGGCGACCACGACGCCCAGCGCCGCCCGGCGTCGTACACCTGGGGCGAGTGCATCCGCGCGTGGCGAGCCGATCGGAACGTCCAGCGCGGGCTCGCGGAGAGCACCAAGCGCAGCTACCGCCGCCCGATGGACGCGATCCTGGAAAAGAACGGCGACAAGGACATGCGGCGCACGACGCGCCAAGCCGTCCGCGCGGCGCTGGGCACGATGGCGGACACGCCGCGCAAGGCCGCCCGCTATGCGCAGACGGTCTCGCTGCTGTGGGGCTACGCCAGCGCGGAGCTGGATTGGCCGCTGGGCGAAAACCCGGCCAAGGGGCTGGGCAGCTACAAGCCGGCTCGGTCGTTCGCGCCGTGGCCCGAGTGGATGGTAACGGCCGCCGACACCGCCCCGGAGACGGTGCGGATCGTGGTCAACCTGATCCGCTACAGCGGCCAGCGGCCCGGCGCGGCCATCGCCATGCGGTGGGATCAGATCGACGGCGAGTGGATGACGGTCGTGGACGAGAAGGGCGACGCGGAGCTCGTCGTCTACTGCCCGCAGCCGCTCCGCGACTTCCTCGCGGGCGTGCCGAAGCGCGGCGCGCACATCGTCGCCAAGACCCTGCGCGAGCCGCTGGGCTACGATGCCGTCGAGCGGGCGTTTCGGACGTGGCGCGCGGGCCTCGGGAGCCGGGCGGAGAGCTACGTCCTGCACGGGTTGCGCAAGTTGGCGATTGTGGAGCTCGCCGAGGCCGGCGCGACCGACGCGGAGATCCAGGCGGTCACGGGCCAGAGCGCGCAGATGGTCGCCTACTACCGGGCGCAGGCCTCCCGCCGCCGCCTGTCCCGCGCGGCACAGCAGAGGAGAACGTGATGGGGTGTGTGAGTCGCATGTGTGAGCGCGCCACGGCCGGTACCGGCCGGCACCGCCTAAGTCATTGGTGCCCGAGGCCGGATTCGAACCGGCACGCCTTGCGGCGGGGGATTTTGAATCCTGCCGATAGTGAGAAATCTCAGGGGGTTCGGATGTTCCAACCACACGGACATAGCGAGAACGGGGATGCAACGTGTGAGCGCCGTATCACCCCGCGCGAGTTGTCGGATATAGAATGGGGAGAGCATGGCTGACCAGCCTGAAGCACCCGACGCCTTCGCCCGCATGAACCGGGCTCGCACTGCCCCGCACGTCACGTGTCCCGCATCGCGGCACGCCGCAAAGATAGCGGATGCACTTTGGCGATCTGACAGGCACGATGCATCAAGTGTTGCCTTCACGGTCACCGAACTTTGGGTGGCGCGGCGTCGCATCAAGCAGCTGGAGGATGAGGTGAAGGCCGCGCGGCGTCGCATCAAGCAGCTGGAGGATGAGGTGAAGGCCGCGCGGCGGAAGGCGCTGGAAGATGCGGCGACGGCGGCCGACCAGTGGGCTACGGACGAACAGCGTCAGTTCGGCAATGGCGGACCGGCCGCCTACATCCGCGCCATGATCGAACAGGGGGACGGGGAATAAGCGAGATGCTGGAGGTCAAGCCATGCCCTTTCTGTGGCGCAATGCCTGAGATTGACTTTGGACCTTCTAAAGCGCCCTTTCCCCCTGGAGAGGAGTTTTTGTCGTGCCCGACAGTGTTGGTCGGGATTCCGGGCGTGATGGAGCAGCGTTGCGGCGCTAGCGCCATAGGCGTGCAAGCATGGAACCGCCGCGTTCCTCCGACCGTCTCCGAGGCGATGGGCTGCCCGGAGGTGCGGGAGCTGGCGGAGGCGGCGAGGGCGTTTGATTCAGCTCTTAGCCGCTATCCTGATCCGCCAGAGCTTGTTTCTCTAGCCGACGACTCTACGGGCGCGCGCCTCAATATTCTTCATATTGACGCCTTTCGCGATCTTGCCGCCGCCCTAAAGCCGTTTACGCAGGAGGGTGAAGGATGAGAATTGAGTGCACCGAGTGTGAACGTGACCTTCGTGCTGGGCATGAGGTAGATTGTAGCCGCCGACCACGAAATCACAGCCCCGCGCCATGGACGTGGGAGCGGGAGCAGCATGAATGGCCCGACCACCAGCTAATCGACGGCCATGGTGATGCCGTTTTGCAGTGGGACATGGATCTAGGCTTCGCGTTCGGCTCTCGGGACGACGAAATGCTCATCGCCGCCGCACCGGATTTGCTGGCGGCGTGTCTTCGGGTTCTTGAAGGCATGCCGAAGGGACCGCCGACGCTGGAGACATACGACGCAATCAGGAACGCGGTCGCGCGGACTACTCGAACGGCCGATCTAGCGAGGCGGGAGACGCAGATGAATCTAGTGGTATACGGCTGCCGGGTGTGTGGGGCGACCGAGACGAGCACTCATCGACCGTCCTGCTGTGGCAGCGTCATGCGACGCTTGGGGTTGCATTTCCCGAAAGACCTGACGGCGGGTGACTCCATTCGCATCCGCGACCATGACGGCGCCGAGCGCATCGTAACTGTTCTCGGGTGGCAAGCCGGCACCGGCGATATGTGGGTTCACGACGGGAAGGAGGGCTTCTCTATAGGGGAAGATCAGATTATCGGGAAGAGAGGATGATGGCCATACCGCTCGTAAGTCGTCGGACAGACTCCGGCGCAGATAATGGGGGATAAGCGCCGCGGGGAGTGGCGGGCGGCCCTCACCACCTCCCGTGACAGCGCCTACAATGGTCGCTTTCCGCTCGCCGCAGCACCCTATCCCAGACAGCCACCCACACCCGCCACACCGGCGCATGTCGTCGCTCGTGAGCCAGGGCACAGAGCGGCCGCAGCTCGCGGAATAGCAGCAAGCACAAGCCAACGGACACCGCCGTCAGCGCCCACATGAGCGCCGTGACGGGCAGGCGTCCTATGCGGCGCATGCGGTCATCGCAGGGCGACCACGACGGCCATAACGACCGCCACCACGACGGCTGCGACCATGGCGTGATCCGCGAACGCCTGCCCGAGGCCGGGGTCTGCGAAGACAGCCATCAGATCGAATAGCTCCGCCACACGACCCAGACTGCGGCCAGAGCCAAGATGCCAAGCAGCACGCTACACATCGCAGCCTCCCTGGAAGCCGATCACCACGTCGGTCCCTGCCTCGCCGACCGGCCGCGGCGTCTCGGGGTGAGTGGCGAGCGCATCGGACAGCCGTTGCACATCGCGCTTAAGGGCAGTGCAGAGCCCGTCAGTCGTCGCGCTTGGCCCGGTGCACATTGAGCCGCCCGTGCCAATCATCATCGCCATTGCGGCTAGCGTCCTGCGCGTCACGGACACGTTGGATCGTTTCCATGTCATCCTGCACTTGCTCCTGACGGATTTCGTCGCGCCCCTCAGAGCGCCCCTTGCGCCGCTGCTGAGCGCCCCGCGCCCAGACGCCTAGGGCGCCGAGGATGGCCAACAGCATCGCACCCAGCGGCCCGGTGGCGAGATCAATGAGCGCGCTCATGTCGGCAGCCCCTTACGCTTGGCCCATCGCCACCACGCCAGTGCGGGGCCACCGATGGCGCCAGCGATCAGGCCCGGCGTCCCGAGCAGCGCCGACAGCGCGGCCACGTCAACCGAAAGGCGTGCGGACTCTGGGTCCCACGTCACGAAGCCGACCGAGTTGGCCATCATCGCTGCAAGGGCGTAGAGCCCGATCCGTATCCACGGTGTCATGTTGATCTCCTGACCATGCGGGTGAGTACCGAGATGAGACGCGCGAGCCACCCGCGAGGCTCGGCAGCGCCTTGTGCTCGGACCATACTGCGCAGCGTGTCTCCCACGACGACCGCGTCGTCGGGCTCGGACATGCCGGGCAGCCACGTGATGTCCCACTTGGCGCGCTGCCGGACGCCCAGCGTCGGCTCGACCTCGGCGTGGGTGAGCACAGTCTCGCGCGTGACGGGGATGTTGTAGGTCTGGCACAGGTCGGCGCAGACGCGCGCGAGAGCCTCGACCTGCTCGCTCGTGATGGCGTGGGTGCCCGCCCGGAAAGGCCCCTCACGCGCTCCGTGCATGGCGCAGAGGGCCACGCCGATGGAGCCCGTGTTCAGCGCCCGCGTATGCGCCGCGTAGTCGCCATCCGAGGTGCTGCGGTTGGCTTCAGGGTTCCGCCGACCCTGTCGGATCTTGCCGTCACCTTCGACCAGCACGTGGTAGTGGTCGAGATCGGACGAACTGGCGAGGTGCGTCCCTGCCGTCCAGTGGATGATGATGCGCTTCACTTATCCCTCTTGTGACCAAGCTGCGAAGCAATGTCGCGTATCTCGCTGCGAATTTCACGAAACCCCGCCTGCTGCTCTTCCCGCATTGTCTTGAATCCGTCATCAAGATGCTTTTCCAGCGTGGTTATCCTTTGGCGATCTTCGTCGCGCATCCGGGCCGCGTGTTTCTGCTCCTGTTCGATCAGGTCTAGCTTGTGCGAATTGCTCCGACCGCGAATGAACATTCCAGCAAACACGGTCATGGCTCCGGTGAAAAGCGCTGCGGCAATGGCTGCGGCGCTACTGCTGGTTACCCGGTCGATCCACGTCACGCTGCCTCCCTGCCCACACCCGCCGTCTCCGTGCTGCGGCGCGCATTCTGCCCGGCCATCAGACCCACCCCGTGACGGTATTGTTCCAGTCCACGATGGCCTGGAACCGCCACATCGCGTTGCCTTCCGCGGACGCGCCGGTGTAGCGAGCTGCGCCCCACTTATCGCCATAGAAGCGCGAGTGCCCCTTGTAGTGGCAGGCGAAGCCAAAGCTGTTGGCTTGCAGGATTTCGCGATATTCCTGCTCCAGATCAGCCGCGAGTGACGAGCCGTAGACGTAGTAGTCGTAGAGCGCATCGGCCCCGGTCACGTCCGGCACGTTGTTAAAGGACAGCCCGCCCTCGTAGCCGACAATCCCGATGCTGTTGGAATTGGCGACCGCGACGTGCTGAAGGCGGCGCGAGCTTTCATTGGCCAGCGTGGCAAATCCCATCGGATACCACACGCCGTAGGACGACGAAGACGTGCCCGTGATCTGCACGTCATCGAAGAGCTGGCGAGCATCAACGCCGGCCGCCGTGAGGTCCGTGGTAAACTCCCCGACCTTCACCCACGGATCGCCTGTCGAGACACGGTATTCCAGGTCGGCGCCGTTGACGCGCACCCGGTCCAGGAACTCCTGATTGGGCAACTCGTAGGCGTTGTTGTTCTCGAACCCCGGACTGTCAGCCCAAAATATCTGATGGAGCGAAATCGCCATTGCGGGCTGATAGACGATTCCGGTAACCGGCGTCGTCTTGGCGCCAGTGCCCAGATCGTAGAGCTTCGCATCGTCAAGCCCGAACCGGAAGATCCGGTCAAGCGCCTCGGCCTGTTCCGCAACCGTGGTATAGGCGGAATTGCCCAGCACACGGTCCCGAATGAGATGAAGATCAAGCCCGTCGTCGCCCATTCGACGGCCGACATAGGTGCCGATTGCGAGCGACCCGCCGCGGTTTTGCAGCTGCGTGACCACCGCAGTTGACGACGGAGTGAACTGACTCTGAATCGTATCATCGAAGGCCGCGTTGATGTAGCTCGTGTCGTTCGCGAAACCTCCGAACACGGGCACCATGTCGGCCGAGCGGCCGCTATCCGTCGCCACGATGTCCCAGATTAACGATGCGCGGTGCGCGGCATACCCAGCCGCCGTTTCGAGCGGGCCGTAGGTGCCCTGATCCAAAACCGCCTTGCCCTTCTGGAAGCAGTAGGCGTAGCTGTCGGTCGAGGCGTTCCAGCACTCGTTGCCGAACTCGACGTAGAATTTCACCCCCGCGTTGAGGTCGCTCCCGATAGTTCCTGCGATTGTCGAAACACGAGCGTCGGTCGCGTCAGAGGGAATGTTGAACCACGGCCGGGGTTCCGGGTAGCCCTCCGTCTGGAGGTTGTTGGCCCAGTAGTCGTGAGCGGCGTTGAAGAACGCGATCTGGAACTCAAACGGAATGGACGAGACGTCGTAGAACCAGTTGAACCCGTCCCCGTTGTCGTAGGGGCCGCCGAACCCGAGCCGGTAGTTGAGTGACCAAGCATCAACCGGCGGATACCGGAAATCCGGGCTGAACTCGCTTCCACCGTCTCCGGCGAAGATGATCTCGTTGGTGGATTGGTCTTGCTTATGGGCGAGGAGGTTGGGGTTTCCCTGATTCATCAACCGGATAACGGCAAACCGCGCGGCCTCGGCTACGGCGTTGGGGTCGAAAATCTGCCCCGCCTTGTAGTCCTCCCAATGATCCGCGTGGACGAACTGGAACTGGCGTAGATGGCCTGCATCGTCTGCCATGCCGCTGGCTGGATCGCCAATGGCTTGGCTCTCGTCCATGTCCTTCACGTTGATCTGGAGGTCGTTTCCATTGGAGGCGTCCCAGTCGAAGTCGAACACGAAATAGGTGTGCTGCACCCCCGTGTGCGGGTCGGTGAAAGTCTCCGTTGGGGCACCGGCGGTGTCGTAGTTGACGCCCCCCACCTGGATCTTGCCCGAGCCGAGCACCGCCAACTTGTGCGGCCCGTCATAGCCCGGCTTGCCGGACAGAGCCGGGTCCATTCCGGCTACGGAAGCGCGACCGAGACGGCAACGTCGCTGACGGTGGTGGTGGCGTCGAGGCCCTGGATGAACACGTAGCGGTGCGGGTTGCCGGTGCCGTCCTGGGTCCAGTCGAAGGACAGGGCGACGGTCTCCGGCGATCCGCCGTCCGCGGTGCCGGGGCCGAGCTTGTTGGCACCGCCGACGTCGTTGTTGGTCTGCAGGCCCTTGGTGGCACGGATCGCCGGGGTGGAGGCGTTGGTGTGCTGCAGCGTGACCGTGACCGTGGCGCCCTGGTGTTCCACCGGGTCGAGCACGTCCATGAGGTCGATGTGCGCGCGCGGGCGGGCGCCGCCCTCTTCCAGGGTGATCGTGGGCGGATCGCCGCCGTCATGGGTGAAGACGTCCCCGTCGCGCGGCACCCAGGCGGCGGGATCGGCCACCAGCGCGGCGAGCTGGTCGTCGAGCGGCGGCGGCACGGCCGGCACGGCGTCCAGGGTGGCGGTGTAGGCGCTGGCGCCGAACCGGTTTTCCGCTCGCAGCCGGTAGGTGTAGGTCTGCCCGTTGGTCAGGGCGTAGTGCGTCAGCGTCGTGGCCGTGAGGAAATCCGGCGACGGCACCTCCGTCCAAGTCGCCCCGCCGTCCTCGGAGAACTCCACGCGGTAATGCGCGATCCCGAGGTTGTCGCCGCCGTCGCTCGGCGCCGTCCATGTCAGCGTGATCTCCCGGTCGTCCGGCGCGGCCGCGAGGTCCGCAGGCACATCCGGCGCCGTCTCGGTGGCCAGGGTGTTGGGGATTTCGTGGGCGCGCGGGTCGGGGCGAACCGGCGCGCCGTAGAGGGGCAGGACTCTCTCGCCGGTATCCACGCCGGACCTCGCAAGGCCGTAATCTACGATGGGCTCGTCCTTGTAGAGGCCGTAGGGAATGTCGTCATCGGCCTCGAGAACCCCGCCGCCGCCCTTGCGGTAGCTGTACACCCCGGCGCTGCCGAAGGTGCCCGAGTTAGGATAGATGCGCACGCGCCCGGCAGTGGCGGGATCGCCGTTTCCGTCCACGATGGCGGTGTTGCGCAGCGGCGTGTTGTTGATCTCGAAGCCGAACACGTCGGTCTGGTGGGTCTGCGTCGTCGCCGGCGGCGTCTCACCGTTGAGCTTGCGGGTCGTGGTGATAGAATGCTCCACGCCCTGGCTGTCGGTGAACCATGCCTCAATGTAGGACCCGTCGCCCGCGATGGTCCAGTTGTTGAAGACGGGCACTTCCCAGCTTTCCCAGCCAATGGCCTGCGCGATGCAATGCGCCGTCATGCGCGCCAGCAGCGGCATGCCGTCTTCATCCTCTTGAGAGGGGTGGATGATGTCCGTGACGCCGCCCGCGCCGTCGTCCTCGCCGTTGCGGTAGTTGGTCAGGTCTGCCCCCCAGAGAAGCGCGCCGTCCGCCACCGGGTTGGCCACCATGCGCCGCAGCGACCGGCGCACCTTCCCCAGATTGATGGCCTGGAACAGGTTCGTCCCGTCGTCCTGCTTGAACTGGCTGTCCATGCCCTTGAAGTCGAAGCGATGCGGGCCGGACAGGACCATGCGGGTATGCGTCCAGTCGTAGAACTCGCTGAGGTCGTGATCGACCGGCTTGCCCGTGACCGGCTCCACCGGGCCGGGATCAAGCGGGCGGCCGTCGAAGCGCGTCCCGAACAGCAGCGCGAACAGGTAGTCGTCGTATTTGTCGCCGAGGCCAGCCGGGGCGGAGTGCCACGACATGAAGCCCGTCCCCACCTTCGTGGCCCCGTTGTCGGTGATAAAGTCGTGCATGGCCTTCTCGTCGGCCCAGTTCCGCGCGTCGTTGGTGTCGTCACCGAGCGCGGCGAACGAGGTGCCCGACCGGGTGTGAAAGACCATCGCGAACTTCTCGCCCGGCCGGATCGCGGCCAGCGTGTTGGCCATGGCGACAACGTGACGGGAGATGGGGTTGGCGTCGGTGATCACCTCGTGGAAGAAGTCCGAGGGCGCCGCACCGTCTTCCGCGAACTGCTTGCGATAGACGATCTGCATCATGTCCTCGTCCACGAGCGGCTCGGCGTTGCCGAGCTCGGCCATGGCGTCCTGAATCCACTGGTGCCATTCGGACTGCCCCCAGATGGCAAGGATGTGGCCCACGCCGAAGCGGTTGGCGGTCGTGGCGGTCTCGGGCGAGCCCTGCACCCGCACCTCGGGTTTCAGCCAGTGCACGCTGCGCTGCGCCCCCGCATAGCTGCCGGACCATGCCCCGCCGGCGGCCGTGGCGACGGCCGTCCAGCCCTGGACCGCGGCGCCGTTGTCCGCCCGCACCACACGCGCCTCGATCTGGGCGCCATCGGAAGCGTCGGTGGTGCCGCTCAGGGGGATGTCGGCCGAATTGGTGCCCGCAGCCGCGCCGCTGTCGAAGGGCATCTGGTCTTGGGAGAAGTCGGCGACGGTGGCTGTAGCGCTTCCGCTAAGCGCGTCCCACGCCGCTTGGTCGGCCGATCCCACATAGCGCCCCGCCGGGTTGGCCCCGACGTATCTGGATGCGAGGCCGGCAGCCCCGACGTAACGCCCAGCCATCAGCCCACCACCACAACTTGATACTGCCCGGTCGTCGGCGCCGATCCGAAAGTGAGCGTCACCGTATTCACGTCGGTCCGCTCGACGTCCGGGATTACCTCCTCGTAAGTCGAAGCATCGTAGGCATGGACGGTCACGTCTCGCGTGCCCAAGCTATGCGTCACCGCGATGGAGGTAGCGGCACCGTCGCCAACGGCCTCGGTGTATCGCTTAACCCCCCCCTCTATACGCACCGCGTCCAGAAGTGCCTCGTTGAGGTTTGCAGCACTATCGTCAGGATCAAGTTCGGCCATCAGGTCCACTCCGCTTGGAACGTCACGTGCTTTCCTTGGAAGGTCACGACCTCCCCTTGAAACGTGACCACATTAGGATCGGTCAGGGTTAATTTGGCGTCCACCGCGAGCGGAATGAGCGTTGTTGGGTCCACGCCATTCAGCTTCATACTTTGAAGCGGCGGGTCCCCGGAAACGCGCTGCAACTCCCCGCCCGGATATACGACCAGGTAGTCAGGCATGTCGAGCCTCCTCGATCTCGTCCATCAGCGCCACGGTGGCGTGAAACGCGCGGCGAGCGCCGTTGGCATAGGCCGTTTCGCTTCGCAGTTCTGTGAGGGCCTCGTTGGCCTCGCGAGCGCCGCTGTCGAAGTGAAGATGCCGGCAGGGCAGTCCGGTCGGTGCGAGGCGCTTGCGCAGCACCGCGCCACCGCGAAGGTGGGCGCCGGCGAAGATGTAGATGGCCCCGCCAATCGTCTCCGGCTCCGTCATCTCGCGCAGGTATTCGGTGACGCTGGCGCAGTGGCGCGGCGTGACAGGCAGTAGGTTCACGAGATCCGCCTGCAGCTCATTGAGCCGACGCAGCGGTGGCGGCGCGTGCGGGTCAATGCGCCCATGGATGCGCGCCATGGCCCCACACCAGTCCGCCCACGCCTGCCGCGAGATATCGCCGGCCATCATCGCCTTGGCGAAGGGATGCGCCTCGGCGGCGTGGTGCAGGTCGCGCGTGGCCTCGTAGAGCGACATCAGAGCCCCCGCGCCGCGTGTTCAGCATCAATCAGGGCGCTGAAATCCGTGACGATGCTGTCTGACAGCCACCACCATCCCAGAGCCGCCGCGGTGTTGCCGTTCCAGTCCTGCGCCAGCCCCGCCAGAATTGCCGTGAACTCCGAGGCAGGCAGGAGATCCACGATGCTGAGGGCTGCCGTGCTTTGCGAAATCCCCCGCGCCCAGTTGATTTCGAGCGGATCAGCGTGGGCACACTTCAAAGTGCCATCCACGTCATACTTGTCCCGCACCTGAACCTGGTGGCCGATCTCATCGCCGTCTGGGTTGCCAGAATTGGAGTCAGCCAGTCTCACCGTGATCAGGTCGAAGTGGGTCGTGCGCGAGTTCACCGCCATCAGATTCCCCTCGCAGTCTTCTCACCATCAACCAGCGCCTTGAGCGCCGTCAGGTCGGCATTGGACAGGCCCACCGTGTCGGAGAGTGCCGAAGAGGTTTTGCCGTCGTAATCCTGCGCCACGCCGTAGATCATGTAGGAAACCTCGGGATAAGGAAGCAGGCCGAGCACAGACACGCCGGGCTCAGCTTCGGCATCCCACACAAACGCCATCGGCGCCTCGCGCTCGCTGTCGCGGGCAGGCCTTTGGTCGTCCTCGTAGACGTGAGCGATCAGCAACTCGCGAAACACGGCCGACGCCTCGGGCGCCGCAAAGGTCGAGCCCGTGAGGCGCAACCGGTATTCGAGAAAGTGCGGAGTCTGCGTAAATGCCATTCCGTTAGCCTATCGTATAGGTGCCGTCGCCATTGTCGGTATAGGTCGGTGTCGAAAGGGCGCCCGTTGCAATCGGCACCCACTCGCCATTGTCCGACATGAGCAAAAGAGGCTTGCCGTCACCGCCATCCACCACGCGCGCGAAGCTGTGCGGATAGAGCTCTGCCGAAGGCAGGTTTTCTGGCTTAAGATAAGGGCGCAACGAAAGCATGTCGCTTGAGGCCTCGGAAGGCGTTGCCCGCTCGCGCCACAGCCGCGTTCCCCAGCCGACCCGCGTCTCATTCGGCGCAAGGTTGCAGGTGCCGATAAAGCCAACACGTTGCGTGAAAAGCCCGTTTCCCTGAACGCGAATGTCATGAGGACCGCTGCGATCTCCTGCCGCGTCTTTGCGGCAATCGGGGGCGAACCACGCTGTTTGCGTAGCCGGGTCTTGCCCGCCGGGTCCGTATGTCTCTCCCGGCCGCTGTGTGCCGCCCTGGATGCCGCCGATGGATAGCTGGCCAGATACTAGGATACCCATTTGCGCCCGGTATCCCGTGTAATCGCCGCCAGTCATCGCCATGCCAGCATAACTGCCTATGCTCACATTTCCGTCTCGATATGAGTCGGTGCATTTGAAGGCGTTTGTGACAAATGCCGATGTCCAGCTGCCAACATTTACGTTGCGATCAAACCCCGAAAACCCGTAGCGCTTGCCGGGTGTTCCGTTCAGGTCGAGGTCGTGCCGGCTCTTGCTGGGATGAAAAGTCCAGCGTGAGTTGGCGCCTGTGGACAAGCCGAAAGTGGATGCGCCGTTAGGCTGAACAGAACCGTCAGACACAAAATGCGCTTCAATGATCGGTAAGTAGAGGTTGGAGAACTCGAAAACGCCTGTCCCGCCACCACCAAACGGGTCTTGCGTCAGGGCCGCATCCTCGACAACAACGTCGTTGTCTTCCGACAAGAGGATAACCCACGACATATCCACGCCGGACAGGAAGGTCTGATCTTTCACCCGATGCCCGCTCTTGATCAGCACTGTAACGTAGACTTCGGTGAACTCGGGCGGCTTCCAGAACCCGGCCAGAAACCGCAGAGCCTCCTTGATCGAAAGGTAGTCCGCGCCCTCGGCAGGGTCGTGATGCACCGTGATCGTGAATGGCGCCGAAATGATCCGGTTGACATCCGCTTTCTGCGTCGCCGGCACCACCGGGATGCGCCACCACTGATCCCCGTGCGCCACGCGGACATCGGGAGGCACACCTACATCCGAAGGGAGCCCGGTGGAGTCGCCATCTCCGAAATAGCCAACCGCGCCGACGTGATCCTGCGCCGCAATCTCTTCGAGAACCTGCTTGAGCCCCTTGCCGACGAATTTTTGGGCGCCTGAAAGCCGTTTCATTGCCATGCGTCAGCTTCCTGTGTCGGGGTCATGGTCAAGGGCGAGTCGCTCGTTGCCCATCACGAACAGATCGAGAGCGCCGGCCGTGCCCGCCGTCACGCGAAGCCGATCTCCGGCATTCCCCGGACTCGCCAAATCGCGCTTGAAGAGCGACGAGTTCTGCGCCGGCACGTAAAGCGTGTCTTTCACCTCCACAGGCTGATCCTGGGCGAGCGTGGTCGTCCCACCATCTTCGTGCGCGATTGTCACGGTGACGGTCACTGTGCCAGACCCCGCAACATTGGTGATGTGGAGCGGAGTGCGAAGAAACACCTCGCCGGGCAGCAGGGTGCGATTGTTGTCGCTCGGGTCCACGGGAAGCGCGTCGTTGGCCCGACCAGTGCGGCTGAAATACGGCGCCTCGATGAGCGTGAAGGCAGTCGCCGGAATGGACGAAGCTCGATAAGACTTGCCCTTGCTTTGCGGTTGATCCGTAAGAATTTTGGTGGGCATCAGAAGCTCCCCGCAATGGCGGCCTCAAGGGCCTTGTCTTCGATAGAGCGCTCGAACGCCGGGCCGCGAATGGTTCCAGTGCTGGCGTCAATGACGAGGCCTTCGGTGAGGATCGCGTTGGAGGCGTCGTCCTGACCGGAGAACACGATCCGGCCGCCATCTTTGCGAACCAGCGCCTGCTCCATGCGATTTGCCAGGCGACCTGTGCCGCGGAACGTCACCGGCAGCGCGTCGATCGTGACGCCGGCGGTCGGGTAGCTGACCTGCGTGTTGATCGCGGTCACCAGCGAGAACTGCTTGCGCTTGTCCGGCGCCTGCACGGTGGTCTTGAGGGCGGCGATCATGCCGTCCACCATCGTTTGAGCGCCCGAGGAGACCGGGATGGCCGCGATCTGGTTGGCAACCGTGTCCCAGGCACGAAGGAAAGCCGGCTCCTTGGCGAGCTCGTAGACCTTGGCGCCGGTCAAGCCGAACATGCCGGTCGAAAAGCGCTCCACGGGTCGCGCCTGCCCGGACTGCAAGGCGTAGCGGATCGCCAAGAGAAGCTGCTTGGTGTCGCGGCGAGTGAAGTACTCGTCAGTGCCAACCGTGTTGCCGGTGGTCCAGCCGCTGGTCAGGCCCTGCGAGACCAGATCTGTCCAGACGTAATCCGTGATTGCCTGCTCGTTGCTCTCCACAAGCGCCGCATCGGCGGTGAAGACGCCGGTAGCTGCCGACGTATTTGCGGGCACGACGAACTCGCACGAGCCTTCCGACCAGATCGAATAGTCGCCGAACTGTGTCGAGCAACCGCTAAGCGTGATCTGGCCGCCTGACAGCGCCAAGTAGGCCTTGTGACACGAGAGTGCGATGGCGTTCACCGCGTTGATGAATGCGCCGTTCTTGGCGACATAGCCGAGACCGTTCGGCGTCGAAGGCGTCGCTCCCCACGCCATGATGTTCGGAACGGGCGAGTACTGCGAGATGACCGACCCGTCCGCAATGATGACGGCAGGCCCGTTTCCCACGAGTGGGTTGCCGTTGGCGGGATCCATGGGCGGCGGGGTCACTGGTGTCGGCTGTGGCCGGTAGACCGTGCAGTTGAAGATGTAGGGCGCGCGGAAGATGACCGCGCCGGGCTTGAACGCGAGCGCTGCGCCCTCGGTCGGATTGGTGAGGCTGTCGACCTGCCACCCCTCGAAGGAGAAGCCGGTCACATAGCAGCCGCTGTCGGCGCGGAAGACGTTCTTCTGCTCGTTGCCGCTCGTCGGGCGGATAGGCGTGGCTCGCGCACTGCCCGCGCCGACCACGCAGGTATCCGCCGGCAGGTCGATGTGGCCATCGCTGTCGTAGCCATTGCCGGGATAGACAATGATGGCCTTGCGCCCGGACAGCCCCGACGCGGCCGTGACGGCCTGCTCGATGGTCGCGACGGCGTCGGAAAGATTCCGCCCGTCTCTGCCATCGCTGCCTGATGCTGAGTCCACAAACACCGAATTGCCAACCGGAGGTTCGCCAATGATGTCGTCCCACGGGATGTTGTCACCCGGCTGCAACGCGCTTTCCGCCTGAACAATCGCCTCGTTCAGTTTTGCGCGGACAACATCAAGCGGGTCGCCGTTATTAAACGGTGTCGCCATCTATCAACCTCATGCAAAGAAACCCGTAAAGCGCGGGGTGGTCATTCCGAACCGTCTAACGATTCTAACCGGTGAAGCCGTGCAAGCGGTCAATCTGCTCAGGCGTCATGATCGCTTCCGGCACCTCGGACCACATGGGCTCGGAGCGATGGAACGTACTTGCGGCCTTGAGCCTCCGCCGGGCGGGGCGCTGCATTTCGGCAGGCATCTGATCTACCATGTCCAGTAGCGGCTGGGGCAGCTCGTGCCCTGCGAACGCCTCGGCCTCGGTTTCTGTCAGAATGCCCTCGGCGATCAGCGCTTCCGTAATGTCAATACGCGACGCCGTGCCGATCTCACGGAAGCGCGCACGGCGCTCTGCATCCGTTGGTTGCGGCAGACTTTCAAGAACAGGAAACCCATCAGGGCCAGCAGCTATCTGCTTTCCTTCAGCCTGACCTGCCAAAAGTTCCTTATGTGTTGACCGGCTAATCTCCACCGCGTCACTTGGCAACTCACCCAAGCTGGGATCATGAAAACCTCCGGTTGATTTGCTATAATAAATCATTTCACGACCCTACCGCAAAATATGTCCATGTCTGATCGCTTACATCTTCATTGTAAACCTGAACAACCGACGTTGTGGTGGGGGCAACATTCCATGCGTGCGGCGTTGGAGTGCCGCTCCGATCGCCAATGATGACTATATCAACAGCGTTAGGAAACGTAATGGGAAACACGGCCGATGTTCCGCTGCCCGAGCCCCACTGGAAAATTTTTCCGTTGGGCAATATAACATATTGATCGCTAGGTCCGCCCTCGATCTTTGGCTCAAACGACGCCGCCTTCCAATCTGAATTAGCCGCGCTTGGGGCCGAGTTTACGTTTGGTGCGGCCGCCTTCCACAGTTCGCCACCATAATTGACTATACTGCCAGGGTCATATTCCGTCACAGCATTCCATTTCGGAACGCCATTCTTGAGAAGATGATTTAGCTTTTGGCCAAATTCAGACTGTATCCAGTTCATATATTCGTGAGCCGGCCGTTCGCCTTCAAGCCAACCTTGCTCTTTCTTGGAAAGACCGGGCTCTACGCGGTTACCACTACTTCCCCACGTATCCAGGAGCCTGCTGGATCCGATTTCATTGGCCATTATCTCTCCTTACACCAGTGCTACGAAGCCGCCGCGATGAGGCGGATCGCCCAAGGCGCTTTCATTCCAGAAATCATCATCGTCCCAGATATCGTTATCTTCCCACACCGCCGTGCCGTCTAGCGCTCCAAATCCGGTATTTCTCGCATCGCGTTCGCAGCCAAACGGTGCCGGATCGTTTCCGTATGTGATATCGCCCAGCCGTACTCCCGCCGCAACTGGAAACGTCTGCCGAATTATTTTGATTTCCCACGATTGAAGAGGGCGCGGTGATGAAAGGTCCGCCCATCCAACCGCCGCTACAACGTTCACCTCTTCTCCGATCACGAAATCGCCGTATTGCGCGAGGTTGTCGATCGTGCTCCGAGCGTAGTTTGCGAAGATCGTTGCTCTCAGTAGGGTTCGGTATTCTTCATCCGGCATGTCCCCAACAAGCAAACCGTCAATCCCGACGAACCGGCCTCCTTGAGTGGGCTCGGCCAGACTGGAAAGCCCGGACCCAGGCCCGCCTGATAATGCGAACGCATCCTCGGCCGCGATCTGCACCGTCCTAGGGCGAGGACGGTCAACAATCTCCCCGATCCCGTCAAGCTGCACGCCCTCCGACAGCGCGATATCAAGGCGCGAGCGCAGATCGTCGGACACTTCGCCGAATACCTGATACTCCGCTAGCAGCGCCCGCAGCAGCGCCTGGATATTAGGGCTGTGGCGATACTGATAGAGAAGCCGATCTAGCCTAGGCGAGTAGGACATCGACATCTTCGGCGGTAATGCTTACGCGCTCCGCTGTTCCCGCCGCAATGTTCGCCGTGCCGGCCGGGGGCGAGGACGTGTCAATCAGCACCTCCGTCACAAAAGATTGACCGTCGATCGCGCCATAGATCGGCCCGAACAGGCGATTTCGGATCAGATCTTCCCCGATCTTGAGCGTGTCGGCATAGGCAACCAACGCATTTCGGACGCGCGCCACATAGTCGGACGGAAGCGACGGGCTGTCCTCTATCGTCACCCGCACGAAGATAGTCGTGATGGTCGGGCGCTCGTAGCGAATGGAATATAGCTGGCCGGTCACCTCGGACTGGACATCAACCGATTTCGCACCGAATGTCCCGATCCCCGCTGCCTTGCGGTCGTATATAACCCGCCCGATATCCGCCGCGTCGCCACCCTCCACGATTGCCCATATGTGCTGTGGCGGCAAGCCATCACCATCCGTTGCCGTCCCAGTGTTTTCCCGCACCACCGCGTCAAGAACCCCCTCAATGGCAAGCAGATTGGCCGTAATCCCCTCCAAGGTATTTGTCGCCCTGATCCGCACCGATTGCTCGCGCCGCACGCGCAGAGCTGCGTCCGTCTCAACATCCCGCCCTGCGGTTCCGGCAGCGTCGTTCGTGACGGTCAGCCATCCCGCAACCGGCGTCTCGATCTCGCTCAGGGCGCCGGCTGGCAGTGCCTTGGGGCCAGTCGTGTCGGCCTGAAATGGCGCAGACATGAACACGCCATCCAGCGTCATATTGCTGGACACCGCGATGGGCAGTGGCCCGTCGTAGCGGATGGACAATTCACCATCGCCGACGTCCGTATCCTGCGACAATGCCGCCGCCAGATCGGTCAGGATGTTCTGCACTGTCGCTGGGGTCTGTGCCGTGATGCTGGCGTCTGTTCCGTCAATGGTGACGGTATAGGTTCCGCCGTCCGTAACTGTCGCGACCGAAACGATCCCGCCGTCGGCTTGCGACGCGTTCGCCACGACCTGATCGGTCAGGCTGTAGGTCTCCGTCCCATCGCGGGCTTTCCGCCCCGCTGTCAGCGTCGTGCCAAGCGCAAGCCCCACAATCGCTGTGACCGTGGTGGGCAGCGCCGGGAGGCGCGTGACCCCGTTAAGATTGACCACTCGATCCAAAGCGACGCCAGACGCGGTGGACGGATATTGCGACTGGTAGACGTCCTCTAGGTCCGCCCATGTGATCGCACGGGCTTCGCTTTCCAGACCGACGATTTGACCGATCACAGTCTCCGGCGCGAAATTCAAGTCAACGCCGAACTCCTCCTGTAGAGCCTGCTCAAGCTCCGCCTTGATCTGCGGCAGGCGCTTGCCGGTAAAGCCTTCTGGGGTCAGGGTCACAAGCTCACCTCTACCGCCTCAGACACAACGCCGGCCGCTGTCCGGGCCGAAAACTGCACCCGAATGCCGCGCTCGCCCGCCTCGAACAATTCCAATGCGGTCAGCTCCTCAACGCCAGGTGCTTCACGAATGCGCGCCTTGAGAATATCCTCCACTGCGGACTGGCGGCTGCCTTTGGTCAGGATGTCCTCAATCCACGGCGTGCCTGCATCCAAATCCAGAAACCATTCGCGCGTGAAGTGCAGAAGGCGCTGTCTGATGTTCTGCGGAATGGCTTTCGGGTCGCTCACGGTCGCCAGATCGCGCCCCTCAAAAACCAGATCGTGATCATCGCTCAGCAGCAGGTCTCTCATTGCGGATTTCCGGTCGGGCCGGGAGCGCTTGAACCGCCGTTGATCGGGTGGACGTGATCGTCTCCGATGTTCGTTCCATTGTGCGAGACGGTCCCGCCGGTGATTTCCATGCCGCCCCCGCCAACGGATTGTATCCCGTTTTCCACGACCAGCGGCCCGCCTGTGACCTTGACCTCACTGCCCGACACCGCGAACGTCACATTGCCCATTTTGAGCTCTATCACGTCGCTGGGTCCGCCCGATGGGGACAACCCCACGAACGCCACTGCGTCCGTCAAGTCATGCTTTCGCGGGTCCGCAGGGTTAGCTCCGCCTGCCTTCCATGCGTCCAGCGACCGCTCAGAAAATACCAGCAGGCACCCATCGCCCGCGGCGACCGGCCATGTGATCGAGGCGCCCCCGCCGCGGGGAAACCAAATCGGGACATTCGCCACGACCGGCAGTTCCTCCGTGCGCCCATCTCTCAGCGTGCGGTTGACTAGCGGCTTGACGGTGCATCTCCCCCCTGAAACGCCCTCCACACGCCCTGGAACGGCCGTGTGCGTGTCCTCTAGGTGCGAGGCGATAGCCGCCTCAAGAAGCTCCACGATCACCGCTCAACCACCTCAGCCACGGTCTGCCACGCATCGCCGCGCGTGTCGCCGATATGGGTCACGGTCTTCACACGCATCTCCGCCTCGCGATACTCTCGGCTGTCCACAACGATCACCCCGCCAGGCTCAATCAGAGGGTTGAGCAGCGTCGTGATCTGCACTCCGGGCTGTTCCTTGTCGCCTTCCAAGTTGTCCCGCAGGTCATCGACCGGCAGCGGCGATCCGATCAGCCCTGTGCTCGGGGAGATGAACACCGCCTCGCGCGTGTTGACCCCGCGTCGATCCACGATCTGCAACTCTTCATCCTGTATTGACCACGACAGGCCAAACCGGCGCGTGACCTTATCTAGGGCTGTGCGTGCCGGGCCTCCAAAAGCCCACCCATCGCTGTAAGATCCGCTCAGATCGGCCGCCGTTTCCCGCAGATTGAGACCCATCGACCGGGCGATGTCGTCAATGACCTTCTGTGCCGCGATTGCCCCGGAGTAGGACAGGCTCACCCGCGTGTTGGCCAAGGCCTTGAGCCCATCCCCGCATTTCGCCGTCGTTACCTGATCCGGCGGCAGGTATTCCGTCCGCCCCGTAGTGATGTCGCCCACCGCCACCTGCCGGACATCTAGGGCATAGCCCGCTTCTAGGATGATCCGGTTGTCCGTCGTCTCCATCGCCCGCCGCGACGACGGCGCAAGGTTGGTAATGGAGACTGAAAGAGAATTGGCCTCGGGATCGTCCGTTTTCCGAACCGCAAACTCAATGCGGTTGCCATCTATCAGCACCCCGTCACTACCGGGTGCGCCGACAGTCACGCGCGCGAAGCGCCCGAAGTTAGTCATACTCCGCCGCCTCTACGTATAGCAGACGCGACCGCCCATCTGCAAAGCTATTGTAGCCCGGCTCTTCTCCCGTCACGGCCATGTCACCCGGCGGCAGGCGTGCGTCCCTAAACTGCCCCAGCAGTCGCGCACCGGGCACAAGCCGCATACCTGCCAGGATCAGTGCGCGGTCGCTCGTGAGAAGGTCCATGGACCATCTCTCTGAGATGACATTCCAGCGCGCTCGCAGCCTATATGTTTTCCCCTCCAACTGGACGCTCTGTGTCCACTCCGGCCCGGACGGCCACACAATCCGGCGCATCAGAATATCTGCGACAAGATGCTGCCGTCCGCGCTGCCCGACGACTGAGTGCTCGACGGCGTGTCTTCCGGCAATGGCCCCGCATCGGATGTGGGCTGTCGCCCGGCCTCAGACCCCGCCGCCTGCGCCGGTGCATTGCTTACGCTATCTTCCGATAGCGACGTTCCCGAAACACCTACCGTGCGTCCGAACGTGATTGTCAGTTCCTTCATCTGCGCCGTGAAGCGCATCTCGGACGCGCGCACATTGGGCATGGTAAGTTGCTCAAAGGCCATGAGCGGATAGATCCGAAATCCCGAAATGACCGTGAAGGGGATGCCCGACGCCCATGTCAGGTCAAGAATGTCATATGCCGTAGTGACGCCCACCGAGCCGCCAGAAAGCGGCGTGTCGGTGATATACCCCTCCATGGTCAGCCGGCGCGGATTGCGCACGATGTGATCCTGTATCGTGGATCCGCCCTCGATCGGATGATCGGTCACTCTGCTCGTGCGCTCGTGGACCTCTTGCAGCGTGGCATCGAGCCGCAGAAGCCCGACCCGGTTGCGGAACCCGAGCTGGCGAAAGAAGATGCTCAGGAGCGGCATTCACTCTGCCCTGGGATACTGCCGCGTCGCATTGCTGAACTCTTCTTCCATCACCCTACGAAACATCGGCTCTGCCTCTTGCCGCAAGTATTCAGCCTGCGATGACGGCGTCCCCGGCGGGAGCTGGAAGTTGAACTCAAAGCGGCTGTTGTTTACGCTCCCGCCTCCAGGTGCGGGAGCGTTCTCTGGTGTGGGGAGTGCGTCGCGGAGAAGTTGATCTTGAAGTCGGCGCCTTTCTCGCTGCCACTCCGGCGAGCCGGGCTCCAGCGACGGGTCAATCTGACTTTCAACCATGCCGCTAGTGGTGCCGTCACCAGCTCCTTTCGCGCCCATGCCAGCGATGACTCCGCCGAGCGGCCCAAGGCGAAGAACACCAGCCAGTCGCGAAAGAAGACCAACGCCCCCGGCAACGGCGCCACCGCCAAGGAACGCTAACGCGCCGCCGAGGCCGTGGAGCGCCGCTGAGAACCCGCGTAGCCCTGCAGTCAGGGCGATCATTCCGCCGAGCGAAAGAGCAAGATTGCTCAGCCGTTCGGCATTCTCTTCCGAAACCCCCAGCGTCTCAAAGAAATCCGAAATGGCCTTCTGAACTTCTCGCACCTTTTCGGCAAATTCCTCATAAGGGCCAAGGATGCGTTCGATCAGGGACGCCTGTCCCTCCATCCATGCCCGAATGTCGTCTAGCGCAGCGAGCAGCCCCGCAAACATGATCGCCTTGCGAAAGAGGCCAAACCGCCACGCCAGCGCGCCAATCGCCACAGACAGCGGAACGGCAACGTTCTCCCACCCGCCGAACAGATCTACCATGTCCTCCACGCGGTCCAAAGCACCGCCGATCACCACGCTCAGTGTGCGCATCACGCCGCTGATCCGCGCTACAGCCTCGTCAAGCCGCTGCCGGATGAGGACCTGGTTCTCCTTATACCACGCGATGATGCCGTGTGTGGTGGCCGTCAGCGTCGGAAGAAGCTGCTCGCCCAGCATGAAACGCAACGACCGCAGCCCGATCCGCAGATCGGTCATGGCGTCCGTGAACGCCACCGCGGACTCGACGCCTTCCTCGGTGATGCCCCCGCCGAGCGCCCGGAACTCCTCACGCAGCTCCCGCAGGTTCTCGGACCCGCCGTCGAGCATCTGCAAGAGCGACACGCCTTCGCTGTCGAAGAACTTGAACGCGAGGCGGACCTGGTCGGTTTGGTTTTCCACCCCGCTCAGCGCGTCCGCAAGGACGTTCATCGCTTCGTCAGGAGCCATGTTGGCCAGCGCCTGCGCGTCCAGCCCAAGCTCCTTTATCGCCCCCTGCGCCTCGCCAGAGCCTTGCGCCGCCTCGGACAGCCTGCGGACCATCCGTTGCAGCGCCATGTCAAGCGTCCGCTGTGCGACCCCGGACCTCTCCGCTGCGAACCGCAGCTCCTGTAGGGCCTGAGTGCCCACACCGAGCCGCTGGGACGCCTTGGCAATGTTGTCGCCAGCCCTCGCCGTCTCATGGGCGAACTTACCCACAGCCGTAGCGACAGCCGCAGACGCCGAAGCAGCGGCCAGCATCGTCTGGCGCAGCTGCCGCATCCGCTGCTCGTAGCGGTTCACGGCCCGGTCGTCGGCTTGGAACCCAAGCCGGGTAACCAGCTCACGGACGATCACTTGGACTGCGCCTGGTGCTGTGCGTGGTGTTGCATATCGAGAACGGCCCCCGCGTCCAGAATGTCGTCAATCGACCAGTGCGTTTCGATCTCGGTCAGCGTCGCGATCTTCGCTGCCACCAGCCGCCAGACGGGCCAGTGGCGCTCAATCTCCGGGGTCAGTTGACCGGGGCTTGATCCGCCTGCGATCCGCCTGGCAGGCTTGAAACGCTCCCGGCCAACTCGGAAAAATTTCCGAAGTTCACCCGCACCACAAAGGCCAAAATTTTCGGCAAGCGCCAGATATGGGGCCCGGCGAATACCCGGTCGAACTCGACATCCTCAGAAAGGCACCGATCGTCCACGTACGTGCTTTCCAGCATGTCGCGCACTAGCTTGCGCACGCGCGCGCTGTCCATCGACCGAAACAGCGTGTCGGCCACCTTGGAAATGTCAATGTCCATGTCCATCAGGTTGCCGCCCTTGGCATTGCCTGCGGCGGAGCCGAGCGTCGGCCCCGCCACCTGCGCAAGCTCCATCAGCACATCGAAGTTCTTGCGGCCGGCGAACTGCTGAACGGTGACGGTCAGGCCGTCGATCTGGGTCTTTTCGGTTTCAAGGGGCATGGATTACGCCAGCGCTTGGTTGCCACCCGCGCGCCCGCGCAGGCTGTCGCAGTCAATGATCCATTCCCGGTTTTCGGCGCTCTTCGCGAACCCCTGATCCGGCATTTGCTGAACCCAGCCATTTTCCGCCTGCCAGATCGTTCGCCCCGACAGATCCTTGATGAGCACCGGGACCGCGCCATCGTTGCGCTCACGATCGTCCGTCCAGAGCTGCGACAGCGCATCGTTGGAGCGCGAGCTGTTGAGCAGGGTGATGGTGATGCTCCCGGCGTAGTTGTTGGACTTGCTGCGCTGCGTCAGCCCGTCCGCGCCGGTGACCTTGTTCCACTGCTGCTCATCGAAGCTGACTGACACGAACGTCCCGTCCGCGAAGCCGCTGATCGGCGCGCCGCCGATGATGACGATCACCTGTCCGGGGTCGTATTGTGCGTATGCCATCGTCTAGCTCCTTATGCCCGGACTTCGCCGCGGACGGCGACCTTGTGGATCGCGCCGACCAGATTGGCCTGGAACGTGCAGCCGTCGAGAAACCGCGCTTCGCGATCGGCCACGTCCCGCTCATCGAAGTTCGGGACGAACACGTCGAGGAAGTTGTCGTCAATGAAGATGTCCTCCTGCACCGACTGCCGGAGCCGCCCGCGAATGACATTCTCGACCATGAGGGAGCCGCGATTATCGCCGGGCACTTTCTTTTCGGTGGTGAGCAGGATGAAGATATCCTCGGCAGTGCGCTGAGCGTGATAGTCAAGCCCCCGGCGCACGTCGATGAACACGGCCGCCCGCGAGACGTAGCCGCCGAGTGTGCGCGACACGCCCTGGATATTCTCGACCCGCGTGACCCGCTTGTCTTCCAGCGCCGTGATCTCCGAGCCGCTGAAATCGTCCGCCGGAATGCCGGGCACGCGCTTGAACGCCCAAGTAGTCGAGCCGGGGTTTTCGGGAAGCTGCCCGCCGGCCCATGCCATGTCGGGATACGCTGTTGCGGCGGCGCTGTGGTAGATCAGCCCCACGCTGTCGTATTCCGCCGCCAGCAGGGTGCTGCCGATGTCGGTGTCGTCCAGCGGGTCCAGAATGTCCGCATCCGCCGACTTGGCGATGTAGAGCTTGGCACGGGGCTGTGCCCACGCAGCCCCCTCGGTGAGGTCCGCCGCCGTGGCGGTGTCCAGAGCGAACGCATACCAGTCCTTGTCGACCGCCTCGCAGGCGTTCAGTGCCTCGGTCCACGTCTCCGTGTCGAGCTTGTAGCCTGCTTTCACGCGAGGGGATTGCAGATCGCCACCGAAGTAAGCCGTGATCGCAGCCTTGGTGTTCTGCCCGATTTCGGCGTTCTGGCTCGCCTCGTCAGCGTCCGCGAATTCAAGAACCCGCGCCGAAGGCTCAGAGCCCGACGTGTATTCCTCGATGAAGAGCAATGTCCCAAAGCCGACGCGCGTGAGACCGCTGACAGCCAGCGAAATCTGCACATCGACCACATCTTTCAGTGCCATGTCAGTCCCTTTCCACAGTATCGCCAGCCGGCGAAGCGTTTCCATCATCGCCATTGAAGGCGACGGTTTCGATCACGCCTAGGTCGTCACTGATGCTGACCGCGGCCCGGAACTCGACGTCCAGAACCGCGCGTGCTTGCCAAGTCGTGCCCGTGATGACCGGCAGGTCGGTCAGGCTCAGCACGTCCACATAGGCGAGCCCGTCTGCCCTCAGCGCCCGCTGCACGGACGGCTTGATGAGCGCGTTGCGCAGGTCTTGCAGCGTGTCGAGCGCCCCGTTGCCGTAGCTGTTCACGGACACCGTGAGCAACTGCCCCTGTTGTATGGTGGCAATGCCCTCGTCACTAATAGGGCCGATATCGGCCATCCCCTCGCGCGCCGTCGCCCGGACATGCAGCGTGAGGTATGGCGGCGTCGGTTGCGGCCCGTCCTGATAGGCCCAGATCACGGGGCGACCCGTGGCGCTTGAGGCCCAATTGTAGACCCCGATCACGGCTGCACGCGCACCGCGATGCCGACGTAGTGCGGGATCACGCCATTCTGCCAGACCTGCCGGCGAACAACCTCGTGATCCTCGCCGCCGATCGGCACCACGTCTCCTGCGCGAAGCTCCTGCAAGGACCGGATGGCATAGGCCCCATCTTCGCGCCTGCCCTCGGGGAGTAGCTTCAACTCGTTCTCGCTGGCGGGCTGGACACTGCCGGATATCTGGACAGTGACCGGACTGCCCGGCGCCCACACACCGTCAACGTAGGAGCCGCCCGGCTCGCGCGTGACGCTGAGGGACTGGTTGAACTGCGCGAACGCCATCACTCTACCTCGTAGCGCACGCTCTGCCGCATCTGTCCGCTGTCAATCAGCGGGTTGGAGCTGCCCTTCAGCGCGATGGTTGCGGGCGCGTTAGGCGGCGTGGCGAGGCTGGTGATCGTTTCCTTGACCTGCCCCTCGTGGCGCTGGCCAAGCAGCTCGGCCGCTTGCCGCGCGTCCACCGTGCCGCGGATCACGCGATCCCACAGCCTGCCCTTGAAGTCCTGCAAGTCCGACTTGTTGTCGTCAAAGCTGTTCCGCATGAACGGGCGCTCGGGAACGGGGCCGCCCCAGCCGCCACCAGATGCACCACCCTCAGTGCCATATTCATTCCAGAACGCAATCTCGACCAGCGTCGGCGCGTCCTCGTCATCATCATCGGAATAAGCGCCCGCGTCGCTCTGAATGCCCACCTTGACCATCTTGTCACCAAGGGCTTCCGTCTCGCGCCGGATGCGATCCCAGCCCTTGTCGATGTCCTCAACCCGGTTCATGCCGTTCTCGCGCTCATGCCATAGGCCAGCCGGTTGAGGCGCATCGCCTCTTGCCCGTAGGACGTGCTGTCCAGCCGTGTGGCGCCGCTCATGGCCCCGAAGGACCGGGACAGGCTGCCTTCACTTTCACCCGTCACCGCCCCGCCTGCACCGCCGCGTGCGGCTAGTGTCAGGACGTGCGCGGCCATGTTCGCCACAACGCGATCCCTATAAGGATGCGTCGCGGCAACCTCACCGTCCACGATCTCAATCGCGGTAATGATGTCCAGACTGCCGGCGAATTCCGGCGCGATCACTGGGATCAAATCCGCTGCCGCCATGGGTCATTCCGCCCCTTGCGCGTCGATTTCCTCAAGCCGACTGATCGCCGCCTTGGTGATGCTCGACCGCTTGTCGCCCTCAGCCATCTCGCGCAGGCGGGCCACGTCCGTCATACCGGCGACGTCCGCTGTGGTCAGGTCGCGCTGCCCGCGCTCAATGGTGATGACGCCCTTCGCGATGCGATCCTTGACGCCCGCGTTGGCCTCAAACGCGGCCATCCTGTAGTCCTCCACCTCGTTGAGGCCCGGCATGAGCCGGACCCCAGCTACTGTGTAGACGTTCGCCCCGTGGTAGAACACGCGCATCAGATTGAATCCATGAACGCGATTGCCAGCGGGTAGTAGACCAGCGTTCCGGCGACCCGGCTGTGGCACGGGACCACGTATTCCAGACCGCGCTCCTGGACGGGGAGCTGCTCAAACGTCTGCGGCATCTCGAAGGTCAGAACCTCCGGCGCCCGGCGATAGGCCATCATCACGTCGCCCGTGAAGCTGGTCACGCCATTGGCCGCAAGCTGCGCCGCCGTCAGTTCGTTCGCCCACTCCACCGCCGAAATATACGGGTTATTGGCGAGGAAGAACTGAAGGATTGTCGTGTCCGTGGTTTGGGAGCGCGGCGTGCTGGCGATCAGCGAATATTGCTCCACCGGCAGTACCAAAGTATCAGGCACCTCGGCACCGTTGGTCAGCGACACGATCCCGTTGGCCAGCGCGTTCATGTCGGCCAAAATCTCGTCTCGGGTCTTGGTTGACCACTCCGATGTGCCGGCCGTGCCGTTCGGCGCACTGGACGACGGCACGTTCGCGTTGGTCAGCAGGCCCGGCATGTTGAACTCTGCGTCGCCGTAGAACGCGACGCGGTTCCAGTTCTCCCGATGCCCGCGCGCCGCCGAGTCCGCCTGCCGCTGTGTCAGGGGCTTCTGGGCCATCTGCGCCGCCCGGACTTCTTGAAGGTTGTAGCCGTAGCTGTTGCCGACCGATTGCACCCGCGCGGTGAACTCCTTGCCCTTCACCGAGGCGCGCGGCAGGTCATTGGCGTAGTTAGAGATGATCTTGGCAACCGCCGTTGAATCGTATTGCTCGTAGACGATGCTTTCCGCACCCGCCCCTGCCGTGCTGTCCACCGGGATCAGCTCGAACGCCTTGAGCGGCGCCTTGATGACATCGTAAGTCCGCGACTTGCGATGCTCCAGCTCGCGAGCGAAGAACATCGTCTCCCCCGCGTCCATGTTCACGAATTCCATCGCGAAGCTCCTTATGCCAGTTCGAGGGCGACAAGCTCGCCCGTGTCGCCGCCCGTCAGGAACGTGCCGACCTCAATGTTCGACCCGCCGCCTGCGGTATTGGTGTAGGCTCCCGCTGGGGTGACGTAGGCCGCCGTGCCGGCAACCACGCTGTCCACCGCAGACGTGACCCACACGGCGCCGTCCGTCATGACCGACACCGCGTCGCCGATGGCATAGCTGCCACCCCCGGCGAGCGCCTGTTCCTTGGCGTGCGTGAACACCGCCACGCCGAGGAACACCGACGCATCACTGAGCACGACCTGCGTCTCGGGATTGGCGCCACGCATGACCGGGGCGCCGAAGTCCAGCGCCGCCTCTGCCGCGAAGGACATCACCGTGCACGGGCGAATGTCGTAGATCTGACCGGCTTGCGCCGCGTCAGACCGAAAAACGTAACCGCTCGTCTGTGCCATCAGTGAGCCTCCTTGCTCTTGGGCTTCGACATCGCCTGAAACGCGCCCAGCATGTCGGCGCGATGATCAGTCGGCGAGTCAGCACGCGAGGGAGTAGACTTGCGCACCTGATCGCCTGCCTTGTCGGCCTTCACGGCCTCAATCACGGCATCATAACGCGCGGCCACGTAGTCGTCCGACTTCTCCGACAGGTTGATCCCGTCGTGACGTGCGGCAATGACCTTCTCGCGAATTTGGCGCGGGGTCAGTTCCGACAGGTCGTCGGTGACGACCTTGCCCGCCTCAGCCAACAGCGCCACGCGGTCCTTGACCATGGCGTCAATCGCGGCATCACCGCGCTTGTCCTCCATGTCCTTGACCTTGGCTTTCAGTTCATCGACTTCCGCCTGCTTGGTGTCGATCTGCTTTTGCATGTCGGCCCGCTGCTCGTCGGCATCGGCCCGCGCTTTCGCTTCGGCCTTCTGCGCCTTTTCAAGCGCCTTGGCGACTTCCGGGGCGGCGTCGTAAGAGATGCCGTCCAGAGTCACCCGTTCCAGGGTCTTGTCGCTCATTGCGATCTCCTGCTCTGGGGATTGACAGACGGACGCGCCGTCCAGGTTGATGCGGGCCGAGCCCGCGCGCCCCGCCGCCACCAAGGCAAGGTGGTTATAGCGGACGTTCGTTTGGCGGTGCGTGTATGCCTCGCCGTTGTAGGTGCCTTCTTCTTCGACCAGATCGACGCGGTAGCCGAGGCTCAGTTCACGCCGACCGTCCTGCACCGCCTCAACGCCGTCCCGCGTCGTGACCGTCATCGGCGCCACGATATGTCGGCCGTCGATCCGGTAGTTTTCCAGAACACTGCCGACCTGCAAGTCCTTGGCCGTGTCGGCCGTCACGAGTTCCGCCGGGTGGTCAATCGTGACTGGGATGCCCCGCAGCGTATCCAGACTGTCGGATCGAAATACGTCGTCAGGGTGGCGCAGCTCCCGACGCTCCGTCCCGTCCGCATTGCGATAGGAGAACACCCCGATCCGAGACACGACGGCATCGCCTCGCAAACCGCCTTCATCGGTGCGCGACAGGCTGGGCGCCGTCATCCGGTCAACCCGGATCACGTCCTGCTCCATGCTCATCTCCTAGGCCTCTTGCAGTATCGCGTCGGTGTTCGGCGTGCCCACGCACCGGCACTGATAATCATCGCCTGGATGCCCAACATACCCGCCGATGCTGGACCGGCTTTTCCACGTCTTGCCGCCGTCGTCGGAATAGACGCTATCATCGTCCCACCTGCACAACTTGCCGCCCATGGCCCGGTGGCTCGCACGCACCCGCTCATCCCGGCTGGTGAGCCACTGATAGGTGGCTATGCCGACCGCTTCTTGCCGCTTCTTCGTAAGTTGCCCGTTCAGCTTGGACACCTGATCACGGGCGATAAGGTCCGCCCGCGCTTGCGTTGCGCCCAGCTTGTCGCGGATCGCCTTCGATATCTCCGACGCACTCTGCCCGCTCCGAACGCCGCGCTGCGCCAGCCCTTCGATTTCCGACAACGAACTTTCAGGCAGGGACTTGATCAACTTCGCATTCTCGCTCGCGAAGGATCGAAGTTCATCCTCCAGCCACGGCTCTGATCGCATGACGTTCACGCCGACTGCCCGCCGCATGATCTCGCGCATCTGGCGCTTGTTGAACTCCGAAACCTCGTTGCCAATGTCCAGCGCCTCACGCTGCGCGTCCCTCAGATCCTTGTCCAGCGACATGGACATGGCAGTAACCGCCCGCTCAATATCATCAACCCAGCTATCCGCTCTAACGCCGTGTTCCGCCACGAGCATGGGCAGGCGCGCGATCAACTCGTCCTCTACACGCTCACGCAACTTGGCGACGATCTCCCGCAGACGCCCCCGATACTTCCGCTCAATGGCGTCTGGCGTTGGCCACTTAGGAAACCGTTTCGCCACGGTCGCCCTCGTTGAGAATCGTATTCATGGACCACTCGCCCTGACCAAACCGACTTTCGGCCACTTCATCAGCGTTGAGCGCGCCCCACTGCATGTAGATCTGGTCGGCCTCGGCCACGGTCTTGCGCAGGTCGGCCGTTTCCTTATCGGTCGGCTGCCACAGCGCGTTCCACTTAATTGACCACTCGCCCGGCTCGCGGCCCCGCGTCGGACCTTTCTTGGACAGGTAAATATCCCTGACCAGGCTTTCCATCACCGGCGAAAGATAACGGCTCTGATCCGCTTCCAGCGCGTCATACCAATTGCGCATGTCGCTATCGCCGGTAGCGTTCATGCCCGCCGGAGATCGCCCGAACAGCTTTGTCATGGGCATCCGCGCAACCGCCGATAGCGCCTCGGCGTTGCGGTCCAGAAGGTCCGCCAGCCCCGCCACGGACGATGCCTGCTTGCTGTAGGTCTCGCTTTCCGCGTCCAGCACCATGCCGTTGATGACCGATCGGGACAGGTCCAGCAGCTTGAGCCGGTTGCGCACCTGCTCATCCTGGCCGGCAGCGAGCATTTCCGTCAGTCCCTTCACGCCCAGAACCGACTGCACGAAGTCGCGCATGATGCTGTTGCTGTAGCCCAGCCCTTCGCCCACGCGGCGCAGATAGGTGTAGACGCCTTGCAGTGCCGAGGCACCCCAGCCGTTGTTTCGCTGGCTCTCGTTGTCCGGCAGGCGAAGACCGTCCAGAATGCACAGGCGCGACACGTGCACCCGGAACGGCGTGCCGTTGATCGGCTGGATCGTGTAGAACTGCGGCCCGCCAAACCCCGGCGAGTTCGGGTTAGGGTCAATGTCGGCCTGCGTCCACTGCACCCGGTGCCGGTGAAACACCCGGTAGCCGATAATCTCCTGTATGCCGTTTCGGTTGAGCGGCTGATCCAGATCGCCACCGTCGTTGATGAGCCGCAGGATAACGGCCCCGCCATAGAGACGCGACCAGACATAGGCGTTGGTCAGTGCCGCTTGCGTGCCCATGACTTCCATCACGTCACCGACCGCGCCGCCTTCGTCGCCCTCGACCGTTAGCCACTTGCTTGTTGCCTCCTCGGCAGGCAATTCCACGATCTTCCGGCCCAACCCGTCGCCGGTGAAGATCGCCTCAACCTCGTGCTCAGTTAGCAGCGGGTCGCGCTGATAGTGCCCCTTGTTCGTTGGATCGCGATTGGTCGCCAGTCCCGTGAGAACGTTGGCAAAGCCATCCTCGCGCACGAGTTGCGGGCCGGCGCCCCCGGCCCGGTAGTGCGGTTTTGCCATGCCTCAGAGCGCCCCGAGAACGGCGTAATCGGCCGTCGTCACGCTGGCGAGTTTCATGAACGCGCCCGCCGCCGCGTCCACCTGGTCCTTGTATTTGCCGGACGGGAAAACCTCGTGCTCATCCATGAACTCCATGTTCCACGCCCCCCGCACCAACAGCACATTGCCTGCCTGCACCTGCGCCGCATACGGGTCGGCACGGGTCTGCTTATCACCCGTCACTCGATCGGCATGGGCGGTGTATCCCGAGAGGCTGCGCACAGTTGATTCCGCGCTTTCCTTGCCCCCCGAGCCGGGCTCCTGCTCGACCCATATCTTCACGCCATAGCCGTCTGATGCCGCCGTCTGTGTGATCTTCTGCTCACGGTTCAGAGCCGCCCACTGGCCGCGCCGCACATCCTCAACGCAAAACCGCCCGTCCTTGAGCTTGTGCATCAGCACCCCGGCTGTATAGGCGCCGCCGCCCTGCGTCCCGGCCTTGTCCCAATACCGCACGCTGCGAAGGATCTGCTTCGGCTCCGGTGGAAAGTCCGTAACCTCGAACCGATCCACCGGAAACATCCCGCCACCGCGCGGCGCGGGCCGCTGCTGTAGCTGTCCAGCGCTGGCGTAGCTTCCCAGTGTTGCCTCAAGCTCCGCAACCGACGCCTCCGGGAAGCGGTCGGCGAACATCAACTCCCCGTCCTCCGAGCGCGGATCGCTCCAACCGATGCCAGTGACGCAACGCCGCTCAACCTCAAACCGCATCGGGATGCACAGGTGCTCATAGGGCAAGCCCTTGTCGAGAATGACCCCCGACGTGTCCCGCTCGTTGAGCCTCTGCATGATCACCACGATTGCGGATCGCTCGTTATTAACCCGGCTCGGCAGTGTCTCCGTGAACGTGATCCGGGCGTTTTCCAGTTCCGCATCCGAGTTGGCGTTATCCGCGCTGATCGGGTCATCGAGGATCACGCGATCGCCGCGCGAGCCCGTCATGCTCGTGAATGCCATTGCCTCCCGAAAGCCGGTTTTGTCGTTCTCGAATTTCGTCTTGGCGTTCTGGTCGTCCGTCAGGGCAACCGGCCACCGATCCTGATACCACTGCGACTGGATCAGCCGGCGGCACTTCATGCTGTCCCGCACCGCGAGGTTCTGACTGTGCGCGGTGCCGATGAACCTGTGGTGCGGCAGCCCGCGCGGCCCCCATTCATACGCAGGCCAGATCACGCCGCAGAGAAGCGACTTCATCGAGCCCGGCGGCACGTTCATAAGCAGCCGGGTCAGATCTCCCGCCGTGACCGCCTCCAGGTGCTCGCATATCGCGTCCAGAGCCCAGCCCCACTTGAGCGGAGTTGCCGGCTCCAGAACGTGCCATGCCAGCTTGGCGAACTCCGCCAGAGACCGGCGGCTGATCTCCCTATCGAACGCGAGCCAGTCAGCCGCCGTTGGCGTCGGGTGCTGCATTCCGTGCCGCGTTGAGTTTCGTGAGCGTGTCCATGTCCAGCTTGGACCAGTCTACCGTCTCGACCGGCCCGCCGCCCTTACCCGTGATCTCGTGCGACGCCTGATCCTTGAGCCCAAGATCGCGGGCAATGATGTTGCTGTTCAACAGCTCCGCCGACGCACCCTCGAACTTCTGCTGGTAGATGATCGCCTCGGTTCGCGTGATGACCTCCGACAAATCGGGGCGGCTATTTCTCCACTCGTCCCATGTGCTGAGGGTCACATCGAGGAAGTTGCACAACCCCGTGATTGTCATGGCTCGCATCTTCGCGACGGGCTCATGGGTCGCCATGCCTTGGAAAGTGACGAGCCGATCTTCCCGCAGTGGGTTAGCCTCCACCCACTCGAAATACTCGCAGCACGCGGCCCATAGTTTTTCGGGTCCGTCGAACTTGGGCTTCGGACCTGCGCTGCTACGCGCTTCCCAGAAGCGGTTGCCGGCGGCGAAGCGCCCGGCTTCGTCCCGACCTTCCATCACATCACCTCGCACTTATACCGGAAGCGCCCTACCCGCCGTAATTCGTGCGGCGGCACTTGATGTCGTGAATGCGCTCAACATCGTGGGCCATATTGGCGAACTTCCCCGCCCCAGATTGGAGGTAGGCGATGCTTGATGCGATAGGCTCGCCCGATGTGTTGATCGCGACGCACAACGCTTTGGGCGATCTCGCCTCTGCTGGAGGCGCGACTACGTCGTAAATGACCCATCCCAGATAATCGTCGGCATACCACCTGACTACCTGAATTTCTGGGTCGGCCTCAAATGCCGAAGCGGTAAGCGGGGCGGCAATCACGGCCGCTGCGAGGATCGTCTGTTTCATGCCGTCCAATATGGTGACGGAGCGGCGCGGCGCCACGGTAGGGGTTTCCAGTAGCGAAGGCGCCAAAGCCTTTGCGCCACTACCCGCTGGACACAGTCCGTCACAAAAGTAAGTAGACTACTTTGAGCGCCGCGTCAAACCCTTTCCCCAGAACTCCACGCACAGATTCAGCCCCTTGCGCAGCCGCTCCATATCGCTGGGCTTTTGTCCTTCGTCGCAGACCCGGCGCAGCTCGGCCCACGTAAACATACCGCAGGCAAGGTAAAGCTCTTCGCGATCACGATTGTCGGTAAGCTCCTGCGGTGACGGCGCATCGTCATCCCCCTCATGCCCGACCACCTCGAAGTCAATGCACGAGCGGCCCTTCGATACCAGCCGCGTGCGCTCCAAAAGCGCGGCAAAGTCCTGTCCACCCTGGCACTGCTCTGGCGTTATACGGCCCTCCAATTGCAAGCGATCAAGCATGGTGGCGGCTCTGTCCTTGGCGTATCGGACGCCGGCTGCGTCGGTTTCCTCCAGCGCGAATACGCCGTGTCCGATGCGCTCCTTGGTGGGCCTCGCCTGGTGCTCTCGATCATCCCACAGCGCACGGACACTCTCGCGGCGCATGTCTCGCTTGCGCTGCTGGCGCCGCGCCTTGGCCTGCCTCTTTTTCTCAGACGTCCGGTTTGCCTTGCTCATGCCGCTATCCACTCCTCTTTGCTCCCTGCCCCCTGATTTTTCCCATCTCGTGTGATTTTTTCCTTTCTCCGGCCCGTCTGATGTCCTATATTTAGGATACAGACAGAGGGAGACGACAGATGACCATCACCGATATCTTCGCCGAATTCACTCCGGGCTCGCAGGGTTTCTGCATGGCAGTCGAAATCCACTGCCCTGGGCTGGAAATCAGCCGTGACGAGATTGCTCGCATCGGCCAAGCCGCCACGGATGCCGACGATTTCACCCGCATCTGGGAAAACGAGGATTGGTGGGCCGACGACGCCGCATGACCCCCGACGCCTTCCGCCGCTGGCTGGCCGAGATGAAATCGGCCGGCCTTGCCTCGTCCCAGGCCGAGATCGCTGAAAAGCTGGGCGCAGACAAGAACAGCGTGACCAACTGGAAAATTCGGCCTGCGCCCTACCATGTCTCGCTGGCCTGCCGCGCGCTGCTGGAGGAACTGGAGCCCTACGAGTAGCCTCCTGCCATCCGCCCCGAGCCATACGGCTGCCGCGATGCAACAGCGGCAAGCCACCGCCGGGGCTTAGGCCTGGGCACGCCGGTGAAACTGCCCTCATGGCTGGCCAGTCCAACCTACCGTCTGCGCATCCTCCAGTGCATGTCGAATTTGCACTAGCAAACCGATGATCTCGTCGCGCTGCTCATGTCTTGGCCCTCATAGCTTCCCCACCATCGGATGCGGCTTCCACTTGGCAAACCGCACGCTTTTCCGGGTGCCTTCGGTTGTGGTCACCGCGGCGCGGTTGCCGAGCGTGGACGGCTTGAACACGTCCACCCCGGCACGCTGTATGCGTACCGCGGTATCGGGGCTATAGCCGGCATCTATCATCCGGCGGCATACCCTACCCTCAACGTCACCTCGCCCGATTTCTTCGACCCCCCGCACACCGCGCACGGGGTGCTGTGGTCTCCTGGCCGTATTCTCGGAACGGCGCCTCGTCTAATTCGACCACCAGCGTCATGTCTTGGCCCTCCATGCGATCTCGCCGCCCATCGTCGTCCGCTCGATGCGCAGCCCGCGGGCGACACGGGCGTTGGTCAGCGCGTCGGACAGAGCCTGCCGGGTGGACACACCGATGTGGCGCATCAGCTCGCTGCGGGTGTGGGGTTCGCCGTCGGCGAGCAAATCGGCGACGCGGCTCACACGGCTGTCGGGGCGGCGTTGCGCAGCGCTGCTGTGTTCCGAGGAGCGGGCGCGGGCGGGGCCGTCGCGCTGCTCGGTTCGGGCCTTCTCGACTTCGGCAATGGTGGCCAGCTTCTGGCCGTATTCGTCCTCGGTCATCATCGTCATCCCTTCGCGATCTTCCTGAACCAGTCCGTGTTGCTGTGCGGCGACTGCGGCGACTTCGGCCCGTCACGGGCCCGATGGGCCGGCGCGGCCTTTGCCGCTGCCAGATCGGCCATCGCTCCGTCGAAGTACGAGAACCGCCTGGGCGGCGAACTCATGCGTTGCCTCAACTCGGCGATGACGCGGGTGCACTCCTCGACGGTGAGCCCGAGCCCGCCGTCGCTTTCGGGTGCCGTCCATCGTCGGGCGGTGGCCATGTCGGTTTCGGTCCCGAGACGCGCTGAGCCGTGTCCGGTGAGGCCCGAGTGATCCAAGCCGAGGGCGGCCAGATAGCGGTCTCTCGGGGTCGGCTCGTCAGTCTGTGAAGCCTGTGCAGTCTCAGCCTTGCGCGGCTGCAGCTGCTGATTCTGACTCTGATTCTGTATGGTCGGCGTTTGGTGTTTCTTTGGTGATGGTAAGTCCTTGTTTTTGTTCGGTCTGGAGCGATTTTTGGACTGGTTTTCCTGAAGTGTTCTTACAGTTTCTAGCTCTTTATCTGCGCGAAAGTTGGAGATAACTCCTGCATCAGCGTAGATCTTGCCTTCGCTCAGCAGTTGCTCGCGGTACTTTCGCCACGCCCTGACGGAGCAGCCGAGCAGGCCGGCAATGTATCGAGCGTCATCTGGAAGCTGACCGCCCTGCATGTAGATCAGGTCGAGAACGAGGCGGTATGCGCCTTTCAGCTCGAAGGACATCCCGACGGTGCCTTCGATGAAGTCTCTGGGGTACGCCTTGTAGTAGGGCAGCCCGTTCAAATCCCCCACTCCCAGAACCGGTTCATGGCGGGGGCGAAATTCACCGTGGCCGTGCCGATGCGGCCCTGGCGCTGCTTGGCGACGATGACTTCCATCTTGCCGCGCGCGCGCTCCATGGCGCGCTGCCATGCGTCGTGCGCATCGGCCTCGCTCGGGTCGGGCTCGGCGCGCTCTAGGTAGTACTCGTCGCGGTAGCAGAAGAGCACCTTGTCGGCGTCCTGCTCGATCTGCCCGGACTCGCGCAGGTCCGAGAGCTGCGGCCGGCGGTCCTGCGGCGCCCGCTGCTCCACCTGCCTCGACAGCTGCGCCAGCGCGAGCACCGGCGCGTTGAGCTGCCGGGCGAGCATCTTGAGGCCGATGCTGATCTCCGTGATCTGCTCGTAGCGCGACTTGCCGGAGCTGCGCAGGAGCTGCAGGTAGTCAACCACGACCAGGCCCAGCTGGCCCTGCCGCGCATGCACCTGCTTCGCGCCCGCGAACAGCGCGCCGATCTCCCGATAGGTCTCGTCTAGGAAAAACAGCGGCAGGTCAGCAACCGCGTTGGCGGAAGCCGCCGACTGCCGATACTGGCTGTCGCTCAGCTCGCCGCTGTCGAGACGGGCATACTCGACGGCGTTGCCGTCCACGCTCATCTGTGACGACAGCACCCGCATGGCGATTTCGTCCTCGGGCATCTCCAGACTGCAGAAGCAGACCGGGGATCCGGCGCGGGCGACGTTCACCGCCACCTCAATCGCCAGCGCACTCTTGCCCATCGACGGGCGCCCGCCCAGCACGATCAGGTGCCCGGGCGCGAATCGCGGCACGAGATCGTCCAGCGCCCTCAGCCCCGTCGTGACGCCCGGCGGCGCCACGCCGTTCTGCGCGTCCCTGATCCGCTCCAGTGCCCGTGTGCTGGCCGCCATGAGGCTGGTCGGGCCGCGGTCGACGTCGGCCACTCCGGCGCACAGCGCGTTCTCCAGCTCGCCGGCAATCTCCGTTGCGGTCGTGTCCTCGTCGGCCAGCTTCTCTTGCGCCCGCTCCATGGCGTTGGCCAGTTCGCGCTTGGCACGCAGCTCATCAAGGATCGGCAAGAGGTGCGGGAAAGTTGTGTCGGAACAGAACTGCGACAGGTGGACTAGGTAGCGCGCACCGCCCAGTTCGCGCAGCCCCTCGTGGCCTTCCGCCCACAGGCGGAGCGACACGGGCGAGACATACTCCTCCGCCCGCCGGCGGCGCCGGATCTCGCCGAAGATGGCACGATGCACGGGATCGCCGAAAAGGTCATCGCGGGCGCGCGATCCCATGACCGCGAACGCCTGCTCATGCAGCAGCAGCGTGCCCAGCACGTGCTGCTCGGCCGCGACGTTGACGAGGGATGCGCCCTCAGTCTGGTTGCTCGGCTGCTTTTCCATGGCGATCCACCATTCCGCTCGCGATGTCACCGATGCTGCGCCAGTTGTCGGGCGCGCCGATCTCGGCCGGCAGCGGCTCGACCGTCACTGTCGTCTGCGCCACCGGCCCCCAGCGCTTCACACAGCGGCCGTCGGCGACCTGCGCGTCGTCCGCCCAGGCAATGCGGGACAGCCCGTCGAGCACGGCTTTTTCTACGTTGTCGCGGTCGGGCTTTTGCGTGTGGTAGGTGCCCATGGCGCTCTCCCGGCGCCTCTTGCTCCATGAGCGGGCAGGCTCGAACACCGCCTCAATCTCCACCCGCACCGGGCCGGTCCGCGGCTCAGGAAAGTGCACCCGCGCGATGACGCCAATGGTCTCGGCGAAGCTGCGGTTTTCGGCCGGGTTGTAGGTGCCGGCCTTGCCGCCACGGGCGTAGGCGCGCGGGCGCTTTTGCGCGTAGGGCTTGCCGGGCACGACGAAGGTGACGGGCTCGGTCATATCCCCATATCCACACAATCCTTTCTGACCGTGCTGAGCGGACAGCCCAGCTTTTCAGCGATCTGCCTTTGCGTCAGCCCTTTGGCGCGCAATGCGCGCACCTCGGATTGACGGTTGAGCTTCTTGAGCGTCCGGCCCTTCAGGGTATGCCGGCACTTATTGCAACGTTATTTCTTTTCTTCATACCGGCGCGCCGCACTTGCAGGATAATACCTCACTTTTTCGCAGTTGAAGCATGACAGCTTCACCCAGTTGTCCGAGATTCCTTCCCTCATTTCTCGCGCGCCTTCTCCGCAATCCTGCAGAACCCGTCCCGCAAAATCACCTCGTCGGCGTCCTGCAATTCGTGCAGCGCCTGCACTGTATCGACTCTATGGGCGCCGACTTCCATCGCGATTTCCGTCAGGGTCAGCGCGTTGGCCTGCCGGAGCAGGCGCTTGATGCGGTCGTGGAGGGTCATGCCATCATCCATGATACGGGCCCCATTCGCTCAGAGGATCGGGTGGCACGGGCTTGCGCGGCCTTGGGCGCGCCGCCGGGGGGGCGATGGTTCCCTGCAACCCGTACGGCGCCTCGTAGGTTGCCCCTTTAAGGCCGGCGGCGACCGCCCGGCGCATGAGGCGCGACAGCGCGACAGCGCCGGTGGCGCCCTCCTCGCGAAGCTGGCAGGGCTGGCCATCCTGCTCATAGTCCGCGATCACCTCTGCCCGATTGCCGAGCAACCTTATCGAAATGGATACGTGCATTTCAGATTCCCTCCATCCTCGCCTCTACCGCCTCTATGATCGCCTCGATCTCCGGCAGCCGCTCCGGTTTCGTCGCCGGGTCGGAAAGCCGCTGGCGCATGTCGGCGAGGCACTCGGCCAGCGGCTCGCGGTGGAATTGCGTGAGCTTCTTTCCGTCCTGACTCAGTGCGAACCAGGCGACATCCGAGCCAATCTTCACTTGAAAGTCGCCGCACCTCAAAACGACAGGCTCCATCACAACCCCACAGATCTAAAGAGCCGGATCACGCCGGTTTCCCGCTCGGGCACGGTCATCTCCGGCACCTCGGCGACAATGCCGGGCGGCAGGGCATCGATGACGATCCTGTCCGGGCAGGCCGGCACGCATCTGGCGTTCGGTGTGTGGTATTCCGTGACGACGATCATGCCCTCGGGAATGACTATTTCGTGA